AGCTGACCAGGATGAGTGAGCCGCCCCCGGAGCGTAGCCGCTGCTGCTGGGTCATCTGCGCGACACGTACCGGGTAGACGTTCACCGGGGCCGTGAGGTGCTGAAGGTAGGGACCGGAGGGGAGGATGACGATGTTGCCCTCCTCACCGCGAATCCACAGCGTGCGAATGTCGTTGCCGTCGCGCGCGGCGGCGAACATCAGCCGGGAATCCGCGATCTTCTGCTCTCCCATCCGCTGCTCTTCGAACGGCCCCCAGATCCCGTCTCGGATCACGTTGGTGTCGGCCTCCCAGCCGATGATGTCGGTCAGCCTGTATGTCGCCTGGAGGTCGACACCGGTCGCGATCTCCACATCCGTCGGCGCCTGCGCATCCACGATCACGGGCACCCACAGCACCTGAACGTGCAGGTCATAGGCATAGGGGCCAGTCAGGTCACACGGTACCGTCACTGCACGCCCCCTGGATTCTTTCCGAGCACCTTCTGTACGTCGCCACCCTGGAGCCGCACCGCCTTGCTGATGACCTCGACCAGCAGGGCCGACATCTTCGAGCCGTCCGCCACCAGCGTGAGGGTCTTCGCGTCGCCCTTCGGCTGGTTTGGCCAGACCCGCAACCCTCCCGGCTGCTGACCGGCCGCCGCGCCGTCGCCGCCCTGCACCGCGCCGCCGAGATCGACCGGCGGCGCGGCCACCGTGAGTCCGGAGGTCATCGAGGCCATGGCCCGCTGGAGGTCGGCGCGCCGCTTGTCGATTCCCTCCGCCACCCCCTCGGCGATGCGGATGCCGGAGTGCTCGGGCGAGCCGTCACCGGACAGCGGACCGGTCTTCGCGGGGCTGAACGGGAGGTAGTCCCGGATGCCCTGCACTGCGTTGCTCATGGTGTTCTTCAGGTCACCGAACTTGCTCTTGATTCCGTCGATCAGGCCCTGAATGATTTTGCCCCCGGCGCTGGTCAGCAGGTTGCCGAGGTCGCCGAGCGCGCCAGTGATTTTGCCTGGAATGCCCTTAATTGCATCGGGAAGATCCGAGGCCCACTTGCCGGCCGCCGCGAATGCCTTCGTGAGCCAGCCGATCAGCTCGTTCAGCTTCCCCACCAGCCACGTGATCGCTCCGACTATCGCGTTGATCACGGGCAGTGCAGCGTTGATCATGGTCGAGAAGACGTACACCACGATCGTCACGAGCGCGATCAGAGCCGGCAGCACCAGCGTGATGATCGAGGTCACGAGCTGCACCAGCGGCGGGATCAGCGGCCACAGCGCATCGAGCAGGGATAGAAGGGGAGGTATCAGCGGAAGTACGGCAATAAGGATCTTGGAAAAGGCGTCCGCCAGCACGGGGAGTAGTGGAAGTAGCGACGGAGCGATAATCCCAACGATCTTGATCAGCGACGGAACCAGCTCGCCGAGCGCGGTTACCAGAGGGCCGGCCACGGCCAGCGCAACCTGGACCAGCGCGGGGATCAGCGGCACGAGAGCCGGGATCAGCCCGTCGAGGAGCTGCGCGATCAACTGCGCGATCGGAATCAGCAGCGGTGCCAACGCCACGATCAGGTCCAGAATCGCCTTCGTCACCAGCGGCAGGACGCGCCCGAGTGAGCCGATCAGGACATTTGCGACAGTAGCGATAATCGGCGCAACAACGGATAAAGCGGTAGCGAGCTGGCCGGCGATCAGCGTGATCACGCTGGTCACGATGGGGAGTAGCGGCGCCAGCGCCTCGACCAGCTTCAGGAAGGCCCCGACGATCGTCGGCAGCACCGAGGCCAGCGCGCCGCCGAGGGCCAGCGCGGCCTTTCCGATCAGCGGCGCGATGATGGTCAGCGTGGCCGCGAGCTGGCCGCCGATCGTGGTAGCCAGGCTGGCCAGGATCTGGAGCACCGGGGCGACGGCCTCGAACAGGGAGAGCAGCGCGCCCGCGATGATGGGCAGCACCTTGCCCAGCCCGGCGGAGAGGACGATGGCCACGCTCTGGATCAAGGGAGTCAGCGTGACCAGCGCGGCGGCGAGCTGGCCACCGATCGAGCTGATGAGCAGCGCAACCAGGGAGATCAGCGGGGCGATGGCCTGAATCACGCCACCGAGGGCAACCGCGAGGAATCCGATGCTCGGCGCGATCGTGGCGATGGCGTTGCCAAGGATCGGAAGCACCACGACCAGCGTCGAGGCCAGCGCCCGACCCACCTCGGCGAGTGAGGAGAAGATCGTCCGCAGATCCTGAATCCCCTTGGCGGACTGAAGGAAGGTCACCATGGCGCCGGTCACGTTGACCAGCGTGGTCAGCAGGCTGCCGCCGCCGGACGACGAGACCGCGAACACGGTCAACGCGATCTGACCGACATTGCTCAGCACGTCGCCGAGTTGGTGGAACACGCCGAGCGCGCCCGTGATGAAGTTCTCCAGCTGGCCGGACTTCGAGGCCTGCGTCAGGAAGTCGCCGAACCGCTGGCTGAGCACCCCCACGGCGATGCCGAGACCCTCGACCAGCGGAAGGCCGACCTGTGACGCCAGCGCGAAGCCGGTAACCAGGGACTGCGTCCCGCCGGAGGCGCTCGCCAGCGCGCGCGCGGTGCTCGCCAGCGCGGCATTGATCGCGCCCACCACGGCCGGCGTTCGGGCGGCCAGCCCGAGCTTGACGGCGAAGGCGCCGAGGGCGGTCGCGATCGGCGGAAGCTGCTTCTGGAGCAGCGGGAGGTACAGCGTGGCCAGCGCCTTGATCTGCTCCGTGAAGCCCGCGAAGAAGGCTCCCTGTACGGCCTTCCCAAGATTGTCCAGGGCCGGCTTCAGGCTCACGATCGCCTTCACCGCCGTCTGCGCGGCCGGCGCGAGCCCCTTCAGCGCATCGGCGAACTTCTGCGCATCCCCGGAGAATCCAGCCTTCAGCGCGTCGCCTACTCCGCGCAGCGCCAGCTTCAGCACGCCGAGCGCGGCCACGGAGGCAAGCAGCACCGCCGGTAGCGCGGCGACGATGCCGGCGGCCGGCAACAGCGCGCCGATGAAGTGGCTCGCGGCGACGGCCGTCTGTGCGAGCACGGCGGCGAGGAGTGCCCACTTGCTCACGGTGGCCAGGATCGAGAAGACGCTCGTGAGCGACTTCGTGATCACGTTGCCGATCGAACCGAGCGATTTCAGCAAACCTGCGGAGAATGACTGCCCGATCCGCTGACCGGCCACGCGCGCGCTCTTCGTCGCCGAGTTGGAGTCCAACTTCGTGTTGACGTTCGCCTTGACGTCGATCCTGTCAAGCGCGGCCTTCAGCTCCAGCCTGAGCTTCTCGGCTACGCGCTCGGCCTCGGCAGCGGTGTCAGGGTCGACCTCCACCTTCGGCTTGACCTTGACCGTCTTCAGTGCGGCCTTCAGGTCCCGCTGAAGCTGCGCGGCGAACTTCGACGTGTCGGCAACGACGTCGATCTGCACCTGTCCGCGAGAGGCCATGCCACCAGTCTCGGCGCCGCCGCGTCACAGCGCACGCTGGCCGGTGTGACATCTGGGTTACGGTGTCCGCATGAACATCGAGCGGGCGACGGTCGAGACCGTCGGGGCCAACCAGGTGCGTATCTGCGCACCGCCGTGGATCGTGAGCGCCCGGGTAGAGGTGCGCGGCGGGCGCCCGGTGCTGGCCGACCTGCACGTCGAGCACGAGGACGGGATCACGGCGGCGCGGCTGGCCAGCCTGCCGGTTCGACACATCACCGCGCTGGCGGCGGCCACCGCGTGGGGCGCCGAGGAGACCATGTACCGGATGCTCGCTACGCCGGCCGGGGACCGGCGGTGGTCAGGTCGCCCTCACTCCCGGGATCACTATCAGCGCGTGGAGCGGGTGGCGGAGTGGGCGGCGCGCTCGGCCCGGGCGGGAGGTCCTGCGGTCTGCGTTGCACAGTTCTGGGGCGTACATGTACGTACGGCTCGGCGCTGGCTGGCACAGGTCCGACTCGACGGGTAGGAGCGACGGATGGACGCTCCAGCGCGGCGTGGAGCTGCTCGACACCCTTGGCATCCATGTTCGCGGCGAGCGCGCCGTAGATCGCATCGAGCGCGGCGCCCAGCGGCAGCACGTCCAGCCGCACGCCGCGCCGGGCCAGGTCGCCGCCGATCGCCTGCCAGTTGTCGGCGGCGATGTAGGCGAGCGCGAAGGTCGTCCACAGCGGGCGCCCCGACGCCGCTTCCAGCAGGAGGGTCAGCGCCTCCTCCAGTTGCTCGGCGGTGATGAGGCCGTCCAGTAGCATCTCATCCACGTCGACCTCTTCGGCGATTCGCAGTAGGCCGTTCAGATCGAGGCGCATCAGGATGGGAAGCCAGTCTCCAGCCGGAAGCGGCGGGATGCGCAGTACGCGTCCCGCCAGCTCGATCTCCACGGCCCAGATGCCCAGCGAGGCGATGGGGTCGACCTTCGGCACTACGCCTTCCGGCGGCGCGCGGCGCGGTTCGGTGCGGTGGTGCCCGGCATGTCGTCGCCGAAAGACTTCACCGCGTCGACCACGATCGACAGCGCCTCCTGCGTCTGGACGGTACCGTCGATCCGGCCGTCCTCCAGCCAGTCGATATCCGCCTCGTCCACGAGCACCGAGTCGATGATCCGCGCCGCGCGGTCGAGCAGTTTCAGCGCCTGAGCGGCGCTCATGTCCTCGGCCTTCGCGTCCTCCAGCCGGGTGATGATGCGCTGCCACGCCGCGAGCTGCTCGCCGGTCGGCAGCTTGACGGCCATGACGCGCCCCTGGAAAGTCACCGTCTTCTCGCTCGACTCAGCGCTCTTGACGGCGGCCGGCGCGACGGCGCGCGGGGCGCGCTTGGCGGGAGAGCTCTGTTTCGTGGTCATGGCCGCCATCCTAGCCCTGGTCCGGGGTGACATCAGACTTCGACCGCACGAACCGGTAACCGTCTGCGGTCGCCACCTCTTCGGCTGCCCGACGAAGGAACGGCCGGCCTGCCACGCCTGGATGCCGTACTTTCTTCGCGAAAACGGTCTTACCACCCACCTTGAACTTCAGCGCCTTCTTCTTCTTCGGCACGATGATGTATGGCCCGGTGCCGTCATGTACGGGAAGGGCGTACTTCACCGCGTAGATCACGACGCCGGTCGGCCCCTTCGTCGCCTCGCGAAACTTCATCTTCCCGCTCGCTCGCAGGCGCCCGGTGTTCACCGGGCACAGGATGGCGCTCCGGTTCAGAACCTTGCGCGTGACCGTGCGCACGACCGGCGTGGAGAACCGGTTCGCGTCCACCTTCAGGCCGGTCTTGTCCAGCTCGATCAGCCGCGCGCCCACTACGAGCCGCCGGCCTCGGCGCAGTCGCACGCCGGTCCACGCACGATGACCAGCATGGTGCCGCCCACGCATCCGCCCTCGACGTCCAGGGGCTGCCAGCTCACGGGCAGCACGTAGCCGCGTCGCGCCGTCGGGTTCGCGTCGATGAAACAGCAGATGGCTCGGCGCATCGCGGCGGCGTCATCGTCCACGGCATCCGAGACGGCGTTCCATTCCGCGCTGGAGGGGATCGTGTTCTCGTCCGGCGTCGGCGCACAGCGGACCACGCCCATCTCCAGGGTGATGGCCCACGCTCGCGTGCCGCTGTTCAGCGGGTCCTGATCCTGCTCCGGAAACTTTCCGGACGATGGGAAGAATCCGGACACGCGGACCCACGCGGACCCCTCGCAGCACTCGTCCGACGTGGTGGACAGCAGGTGGTCGACTATCTGCCCCGGCCGGCGTCCCCGGTACTTCGGCGGAGTCACTTCCTTGTCCAACTCCTGCTCGAAGCAGGCGAGCAGCTCATAGGCCAGCGGGGAGACGACCGGGTCCGACAGCGGCATTACGGCCCCCCGATGATCGTAATCCGGTCCCGGTTGTCCTGGAGGTCCGGCGACAACACGACCGGCGGCCGGGTGCGGCGCCCCGGGTTCAGCGCCCGGATCACCATGTCGACCTCGTTGATACCGGTCTCGAAGACGTCCACGTCCACCGCCGAGGCGATGAACTCCGCGCTGACGCCCTGCCTCGTGAGCGAGGACAGGCGCGGCGGCAGTCCGCAGTCGCCACCCGCGAGCTGCTTGCCCAGGTTGCACGCAAGCAGCGCGGTCGCGCCGAGCAGGGCCGGTGGCGTGGCCACACCCCGGGTGTACGTCACCTGGAAGGCCTTGTCTCCGGTGCCGGGCTGGTCGAAATCCTGGCACGTCGGCCAGCAGCCGGGCGAGGTCTTCACCAACTGGTACGCGCCGTCCACGATGTCGACGCGGTACTCGGTGCTCGGGACCACGACGCCGTGAACCAGGATCTCCACGATGCTGGCGACGGGGCCGTCCAGCAGGATCGCGCAGTGCGGCCGGCAGCAACACCCCGTGCCGCACCCACAGTTCGACCATGTTCCGTCGAAGAGCAGCGGGAAGGTGAACATGCCCCCGAACTCCGCGCTGGACCACCAGACCGGAAACGCCCGGTAGGTCTCGGCACGCTCGCGGTTCTGGCACGGGCGAACGGTGATCTCACACGGACCGAAGCGCCGCCCGGTGGCCGCCCACATCACCGTGGTGGCGATGGATAGCGCGAGATCCTGAACGGCCGAATCGTAGGCCGCCCAACTGGCGCAGATGCCGGGCGTCACTTCGACGTCCCAGCCACACCAGCCATCGGCACCGGCAGGGAAGGGTTGCTGTCCTGGCAGCGGGATGACTGGCATAGCTGGACCCTACCTCTCAGCTCGCGTCGAGTGGCCACGCGCCGTTGCCGACGCCGAGCGCGCGCGCGTCGCCCTCGTAGTCCATCAGCTCACAGCTACCCACGTACGCAATCAGCGTGAGCGCGGCGTTCGGCAGCGTCTTCAGCGACACCATGATTCCGCCGTGCGGACCGGTGCCGCCCACCTTCGTGATGCACGCCGGCATCTTGTCCTCCCCGCCGTTGACCAGCTCGGTGGCAGGGGTCTGGACCATCAGACCTACCCAGGCTTGTGGCATTTCGTCTCCTTAGAACTTTATGCCGCACATAGGGCCATCGGAGTCGGCGAGTGACCCGATGGTGGGAAGCGCTCCGGACACGCCGGTCTGCACGTAGCAGTTGTCCCAGCCGACGCCCGACCCGGAGGGGAAGGTTGCGCTGGCCACGTAGGGGGTCCACCCGGTGCACTGGCGCACCGTCGGCGCGGCCACCTGGCCCACGAAGGCCAGCCACCAGAGACCCGGCGTCAGCGCGGTGCTGACCGCTGCCGTCTTCGTCCCCGTGGTGGCCGCGATCGTGGTGCCGTAATCGGCCACGGCCGCCCCGGTGGGCAGCATCGTCGTGGCGTCGCTGCCGTAGATTCCGAGGCGGACCACGGCCAGCGCGATGGCGCCGCTCACCTCGAAGGAGATGGACGTGAGCGTGGCCCCGATCATCAGGTAGAACGGGATCAGGTACATGGTGTCCTGCGGTGCCGTCTTGCTGGAGCGCGCGGTGACGACGCCCCCCGTCGGGCTGTAGCCGGTCGAGCGCGGCATGAAGGCGCCCGACGGCGGCGTACGCCACTTCATGCCGTTCGTGACGGTGGAGTCCGCCCCGATGCCGTAGCCGTCGGTGCCCACCGGCAGGCGCGCGGTGGTCGCGCTGGCCGTGGCGACGTAGAGGTCACCCTTCGTCGTCAACGTCGAGCGCTGCTGTGCGCCGGCATCCGTGCCGGCCGTCGCCCACTTCACGCCGTCCGTCTGCGCACTGTCCGCCGTGAGCACCTGGCCGTCGGTGCCGACCGCGCGCCGGGTCACCGTCGCGCTGGCCGTGGCGACGATCAGGTCGCCCTTCGTGGTGACCGTGGACTTCGGCACGGCCCCGGCGTCGGTAGCCGCCGCCCACTTCAGGCCGTTCGTCTGCGCGCTATCCGCCGTGAGCACCTGGCCATCGGTACCGATTCCCTGCCGCGCCGAGGTGGCGCTGGCCGTGGCGACGTAGAGATCGCCCTTCGTGGTCAGCGTGGAGAGCTGCTGAGCCCCGACGATGCGCGAGTCGTTGCCGGCGGCGGCCGAGGCGCCCGAGGTGCCCAGAACCACGTTCAGGGTGCGATCCGCCGAGAGGTCGCCGCCGCCGGTCAGCGCGGTGCCGGCGATGATCTGGCGCGACGTGGGGGGCGCCCCGACATCGCTGGCCGAGAGCACCACCACGCCGGTCTGGCTGTTGACCGAGGTGACCGGCGCGCTGGCCGGTAGCGCCCACTTCACGCCGTCGGCCTGCGCCGAATCGGCGGTCAGCACCTGGCCGTCCGTGCCGACCGCGCGGCGCACCACGGTGGCGCTCGCCGTGGCGACGTAGAGATCGCCCTTCGTGGTCAGCGTGGCGATGGGCTGCGCACCCACGTTCGCCGCCGAGAGCACCACGACGCCGGTCTGGCTGTTGACCGAGGTGACCGGCGCCGCCGTCGGGGTCGACCAGCTCATTCCGGTGGCTTGCGTGCTGTCGGCCGTCAGCACCTGGCCGTTCGTGCCGACGGAGCGACGCGCGGTGGTCGCGCTGGCGGTGCCGGCGTAAAGGTCGCCCTTGGCGGTTACCGTGGCCAGCGGCTGACTGGCCGCTGCCGCCGCCGCTGCCGCGCCCGAAACGTCGGCGCCCACGTTCGCAGCCGAGAGCACCACGACACCCGTGAAGCCGTTCACGGAGGTGACCGGCGCCGCCGTCGGGGTCGACCACCTCATACCCGTGGTCTGCGCACTGTCCGCTGTGAGCACCTGGCCGTTCGTACCCACACCCTGCCGCGCGGTCGCGTCGTTCGCGGTGCCGGCGTAAAGGTCGCCCTTGGCGCTGATAGTGCCGATGGGCTGGCTTGCAGCGGCGGCAGCGGCGGCAGCGCCGGCCACGTCGGCGCCCACGTCGGTCGCGGTGAGCACTACCACGCCGGTCTGGCCGTTGACCGAGGTGACGGACCCGCCACCGCCCGCCACCCACTTCAAGCCGGCCGGCGCGGTGGAGTCGGACGAGAGAACTTCCCCGTCGGCGCCGACGGGGAGTCGGCTGGTCGCGTCCGGCCCGGTCCCGGCATACAGGTCGCCCTTGGCGTCAATGGTCCCGATGGGCTGTGCCCCGACGTCGCTGGCCGAGAGCACCACCACGCCGGTCTGGCCGTTGACGCTGTCCACGGCACCGACCGGCGCGCCGAGGTTCACCTGGATGCTGTCCCCGGTGCCGACCGGGCCGACGAAGATCCAGTACTCGCCGTCCGGGGCGTAGAAGGTCAGCTCCCCGGCGCCGTCTGTGACGGTGGGGTTCGCCGTCGGGATGGTGAGTCCGGCGTCACTGAAGATGGGGGCGAAGGCATTCGAGTCGCCCGGCCCGAAGACGGCGGCGCGCTGGTTGGCCGCCAGTTCACCGGTTGCGTAGAACCACTCCTGCGGACCGTACTGCGCCACGGCGCGCCCCTTCGGGAGGATATCGCGGGTCAAGCCGAAGGCGGGAGGTGAAGGTGCTGCTCCACCTCCCGCCGGTCTAGCTGAGCAGCTCCAGGCATCCGCACTCGGGCTCCGGGGGCGGCAACTGCGTCCACATGTCCAGGAAGTGGGCGCTGTTGGTCAGCGGCGTCGGCAGCGGCGCGGGCAGGCCGCCGTTGTCGAGCATGACGTCGTACGGACCGCGACCCCACGCCGCACCGATCCGGGTGCGCCCCGAGAAGGTGTACGTGATCAGGTCGTTGGTGACGGTGATCGCGTCGGAGAGTCGGCCGTCCTCGGTGAACGGAAGCAGGATGTACCCGAAGTAGGGCGCCTGCACCCCCGGCAGTGGCGGGCATGCCTCGTCCGACGTTCCCAGCCACACCTCCAGCGCGAGTCGGCCGGTGGCGTAGTTGTCGGAGGTCGAGACGGTCCCGGCGGACAGGCCACCGTAGTTCAGGAAGATGTCCGCCCCCGTCATGAGATGGAACAGCTCCGGGTCGGCCACCGCCATGATGATCTTGTAGTCATACCAGTTCAGGATGGTGCGAGCCTGCTGGTTGACCAGCGGCCGGCCGGCGGCGTTGAGCTGCTGGAAAGTCTGACCGTCGGTCGTGTTGGGCGTGATCTCGATCGAGGTCTGACCGTCGCTCACGCCGTAGGAACACGCGTTGAACAGCGGGTTTCCGCACTCGTCCAGTTGGGTCACGCGGAAGGTCGCACCCTGTAGGGGCTTGAAACAGCCAACGTTCGTCATGTCATGAACCCCCATTCGGGTTGAACAGCGCGCGCCCGGTGGCGCAGTCGAAGCCGATCGCGTACTCGCGCTCGGAGAGAAGGAACCGCTGGTTGGTGGAGCGGTCCAGCGTCTGGTTCACCGGGTAGGTGAACACGTCCGCCGAGCGCCACACCGTGGTCTGCCCGGTGATGTACAGGTAGCTGCCGCCGGCCGGCGGCAGCGCGCCCCCGGCGCCGGTGCCCGGGTAGCCGCCACCGAAGACCCAGATGGAGCCGTACGGGGTCTTCTTCAGCGGGCCATCCTGCACCACAAGGTGGTGGTCACCGGCCCATGCCGCCATGTCCACCGAGGCGTGGATGTACGCCGTGCTGCCGTAGGCGGCCACATGGTACATGAAGAACTCCAGCGCGCCGATCACCGCCGCGAAGTCGGCATCGTTGGCCACGGGGACCGCGACCGCCGAGTCCTGGAGGTTCTCGATCCCGAGCGCCGTGCCGCCAACCGACACAGCGCCGGTCCACAGCGCCATCTCAGCCGCGCCCTGCTCGCCGTTGGCGAGCCGGCGCTCGACCTTGCCACGAAACTCCGTCTCGCTGTAGCCGATGGCGCCACACTCGATCGAGGCGTAGACCATGAACGGCAGCGCGTCGAACTCGGCGTTATCGGGCTGCGCCTCCTTCACGCCGTGCACGACGAGTCCGGCGTCGCACCCGATCGGATACGGGGTCGCCTCTCCACAGGTCACGGGGACGTAGCGAACGCCGCCCCCGCGACCGTGGTCGGGCAGGTCGATCGGGCCGGCGGCGGCGGACAGAAGTCCGTACCGCCGGCTGACCGGTTCCGGTCCCGTGATGAGCGGTCCGGGGATGATCCCTGCCATGCCTCACCCTCCCTCTCGTGAGTGGTGCCGAGTGGGTGGGGTTACGCGCAGCAGCCGACGACGCCGGACGGGTCGACCGTGGCGCGGTACCGGCGCGACTCCGGGCACGTCTGGATCACGTTGAACCCGTCCTCCGCGAAGATGGCGGTGTACTGGTTCGTGGTGAGAAGGGCGTTATCGTAGATCGTGTCCAGGGATACGACGTCCTGAACGATCTTCGTCCAGGTGCCGGCCGGATAGACCAGGAACTCGACGGTGGTCGGCAGCACGGTCAGCGGGACGGCGCCGCCGGGGCCGGTGTTCAGGCCGGTGTACGCGTCCTGGTAGTCGTAGACGAAGCGCGGGACCGCCTTGCGGATGGCGAACCACTGCATGATCTCGGCGTCCGCGAGGTTCAGCTCGCCGAGCGCGTAGCGCCGGGCGAAGGCCGCGCGGATCTGGACGAGCACCCAGATGGGGAGCACGACTTCCCAGCTCTCGGCGAGCGAGGCCCGGTTGCGGTACTTCGCGTCCGTGATGGCCAGGTCGATGGCGGACAGCAGGGCGCTGGCCGCGTCGTCACCCGAGGCGTCGGGCGGGATCACGATCGCGGCACCGGACGCGGTGGAGATCCGGTCGATGACCGACGCGTTGATCTTGTGCGCCAGCGCCTTCATGGCCTGCTGGGAGAAGATCTGGATGACCTCCGGGTAGCCCCGACGCTGGAGCAGCGATCCGGTCAGGCACAGGTATGCCGCGTCGAGCCGCACATCCACGAACGGCGGACACGGGATCTCGAAGCACTCCTTCACCGCGCCGTTCTCGATGTCGTACTCCGTCAGGATCACGTCACCACCGCTGCCGATGCCGTTCCAGACGGTCGAGAAGTCCGGTCCGCCGTTCTCGGGCAACTGGAAGCCGCCCCGGCTCGCCTGAAGCTCCGGGATGTCGAGCATCCCATCCAGCGTCGACAGGTCGCAAAGGTTGTAAATCACCTCAGACGGGGCACACCAACCCACAGCCGCCGTGAGCGACCGACCGGCGGCGACCTGAAGCTCGGCGGACTTCACCAGCGAGCCGCCCGGGAGGCGCTTCTCCTGCGACGCCGCGAGCACCTTCGAGTACGCGTTCTCGCCGGCCCGGATCTGGAGGCTCTCCGGGAACTGGCGGCGGAAGATCACGCCGCCGTGCCGCACGGAGCTGCGTCCGGAGCGGATGCCGGCCGCGCCGCGCGAGCTGGGGACGGAGTAGCCGGCCAGCCGCGCTTCGATGATCTCGCCCGCCATCGCGAAGCTGGTGAGCGGGGTTCCGGCGGCGAAGCCGGGGACGTCGGGCGCCGAGATCATGACGACGGCGGCGTCCTCCTCGGCCGAGGCCGGGGCGTCGATGGTCGAGCGCTTCGCGGGCTTGCGCGAGGCGACCACCGCGACCGGGGCGACCTCCTCGACCGCCGGGGCCTCCTCTTCGGCCTCGGCTTCGACCTCCTCCTCTTCGTCCTCGGTGTCGTCCAGGGACGACGCGAGAGCGGCGACGGAGGCGGCCAGCGTGGCGCGCGCGGCCTTCTCGTTCAGTACCGCGTTGAACGCGCTGGTCGCGTCGTGAACGGCCTCGGCATCCACGGGGGTGGCCGTGGCCACGCCGCGCGCGTACGCCCGGACTTCGGTGACGAGCGCGTCCAGCTCAGTGGCGGACAGCGCGGTGATGTCTTCGGGGAGCTTGAATCCCATGGCGGTACTCCTGGAAAGGCCATGCCGTCCAGGCGGACCGAAACCAGACCCTGGTACGCGTTCACGGTAGCACCGTGGCTACGGCCAGGCCATGACCAGCCATGGCGTATCGAGCGGCGCATCCAGATCCACCGCACGGTGGTCGGGGTAGGAGTAGGCACTCCGGTTCAGCTCGGCAGTGCCCATGGTCAAGAGGCGGTCCGCGCGTGCGCTCACGGAACCCTGGAGCGCTTCCCCCTTGCGGTGGTATCCGACGAAGCCGGCATGGTATGCCCGAGGGCGGAACGCGTACACCGTCTTGGCTCCCCAGTCCTCGGCGCACCGGTTCAGCAGGCCATCCTGCTCAGCGTTCCCGCGCGGGATGCGCGAGCGCGGGAACGCCCGCTCGCAGTAGTCGATCGGGTTCGCGAAGTACGCCGGCACCGCGTGCGTAAGCGCCGGAGCCAGGCGCTCAGGTCGGAAGCTGACCCCGATCGACTGGTAGGCCTGGTCGAGGTACAGCACGGAGGAGATGGGGTCCGGGTCGGTGGCGTAGCTCTGGTTGCGGGCGGCGCTGACCGCGAACGCGTCCGGCGCCAGCTCGTGTGAGGCGCGGTGAAACGCGAAGTAGTCCGCCCCCACGAACACGTCCTCTTCGACCAGGTGAACCAGCTCGGGCTGGAAGGTCAGCGCCTCGCGGTAGGTCGTGAGCACGTTGTATGAGTTGCCCCGGTAGGGGTGGGTACGCGGGATCACGCGGACGCGACCGCGCTCCATCGTGTTGAGGAAGTCCCAGGCGAGCCGGTTCACGTCGCGGTGGTGCTGGCGGTCCAGCGCCAGCCAGAAGTGTTGCGTGCCCTCGTCCGCGATCCGAAGCCGGCGCAAGGTGGCCTCGAAGAAGTCCGGCCGGCGCCACGCCGGCACGATGACGATCTCCACGCTCAGACCTCGATGACCAAGACGCCGGTCTCATAACCGTCACCGTGACGTATCTCCAGGCGGTACGGAGTACCGTGCGCATCTAGCCATGGCATGAGCTGGTGACCCTTCACGACGCCGGACGAGCGCGGGTCCACGTCGTCCACCATGATCAGGCCAGGACTGTTCATCAGGCGCGAGACGACGAGGTACTCGTGCAGGATGAGACCGGCGTCGTTGTCGCTGTCGAGGAACGCGACGTCGAAGCGGCCGAGGTCCGCCGTGTGCGCGAGCATATCGGACAGCACGTCGATGGAGTGTCCGGTGATCAGCTCGATGTCCAGCTCCACGAGGCGCTCGCCGAGCACCTCCTTCGCGGCATCGGTGTTGAGGTCAACTCCCACGTAGCTGCCGCCGTGCTCGGCGATGTCCTCGGCGAAGGTGAGCGTGGACCACCCGTCGTTGACGCGGTACGCCTCCCCGGTGTTCCGGATGGTTCCGGTCTCGATGATGTCGAGGGTGTTCTCGCCGATCCGCTCACGGAACGCCGCCAGCTCGGTCTTCAGGATCTCGCTCAGATGGGGCATATCAAATCCTCGCCAGTAGGGACAAAGCTGTCGCGGTGAAGCTCTCGTTCCGCAGCTCGAAGTGCATGCGGGCCTTCCTGCCCATCTTCGCCCGCCAGATCGCCGGCACGGCGGCAGCCGCACGGACGGCCTCGCCGAGCTGCTCCGCAGAGACGCCGCGCGCGCTCACGAGGCCGTGACGCGCGGTGGACGAGGGCGTGACGAGGCTGCCCCAGTCGGGGGTCACGTGCTCATTCATCGGCGAGGCGTCCGTGGTCACGACCAGCGCACCGACGCTGAGCGCCTCCGTGATGTAGTGGCCCCAGCCCTCGGCCTTCGAGGGGCAGACGTGGATGCTCGATCGGTTCATCTCGACGCGCAGCTCCTCGTCAGAGATCCGGCCGAGCAGGCGCACGTGCGGCGGCACGTCGAGCGGTACCGCCGAGACGATGGTCAGCGGGGGGAGCGTCGGATCGCGGCGCCACGCCTCGATGACCACGTCGGTGTTCTTGAAATCCGAGTGACCGCGCAGGTGCAGCGCGACCGGCTCGCGGGTGATCGACGCGTCCATCAGGTCCCGGGACAGGAAGCCGGTCAGGGTGGAGTTGCGCAGCCTCAGCCGCTGGTAGGCGGCGTGGGATTCGTTGGACTTCGCCCAGAGCTGCGTGATCCTCGGGAGGTCGCGCGCCCAGCTCGACAGGAACCACTCCAGGTTGAACACCCCCACCGTCTTGCCGGCGTACTGCGCGAGTCGGGGCGACCACAGCTCCAGGAAGATGGCCACGTCGCAGCGGACCATGGCCACCGCGCGCCAGTCCACCCGGCGCACCTCGTAGCCGGCGCCGACCAGCATCGCCTCCAGCAGCGCCATGTCGGCCGAGAGACCCACGCCATTGTCCTGACTCACCAGGTTGATGGTGCGCCGGGACGGGCTGGGACGCTCCGACACGCCTACTTCTCCAGCTTCCGGTACGTCGCCCCCGGGTGGCGCGCGGCGAAGGTGCGGGCCTGCACCTCCGACGGCTTGATGAGCTTCATGCCGGTGTTCAGGGTGACTTCCCAGCGCTCGCGCTTCGTTCCGCAACTGCACATGCTCAGACTCCCGTCGCTTCGATCAGGTCCGCCGCCATCATCTCAGCGTCGCTCGCGAGCGCGGCGGCCAGCTCCCCGCGTGCCACCTCGGCGGCGGCTAGCTTCGCCTCCTCACCCCGGATCACGTGGTACGCCTGCCGGAAGATCTCGGCCGTGTTCAGCAGATTGCCGGGCACGTCGTCAGCTTCCGGGCCGAGCGACGCGCACAGGGCGACCTGACGGCCGTCGCGGAAGCTGAACGTGATCGGGAATCCCGGCTCGCTCTCGTGGCGCGGTCCCGGCCTCAGCGCCAGCACCTCCACCAGCTCCAGCCCGTCGCTGGTCTCGCGCCAGTCCCCGGACACCTTCCGGCGAGACAGGATGCGCATGGTGGCATCGTCCAGCTCGCCCTCGATCGGACCGCAGACCAGCACCCCGAACTCGTCTTCGATCGCGCGGACGTAGGCGACCGTGGTCATGCCGTCGTGCGCCTTGCGTACGGAGTGGGCCGTCAAGCTGTCATCCTCGGTGGTGACGTGCTTGCCCCCGGCGGTGATCCGGCCGGCGTAGATCGCGCCGCCGTCGGTCTGCCGACGGTGAGTATGGAACTCCCGGTACTCCCCGGTGGGGTCGCGGGGTGCCACGACGCAGGATTCCTTGAACCCCTCGTGACAGGTGTTCCACGTCAGGATGTGGCCGTACGCGATCGGCGGCTCGTGGGCGAAGTCGTAGGTCATCGGGGTCGGCTTCGTGACGACCGGCGGCGTGAAGGCGCTCAGCGGCACGAGCGACGCCGGACCGAGCGCCGCAATCAGCGCGGCACTGCTGGCCGCGCTGGAGTCGAACGGGCAGTCGGGCCAGTCCGGGAATTCGTTCTGGATGTGCCCGTACAGCTCGCAGATCCGGCCCTTGATCGCACTCTTGTCGGAGTCAGACAGGTCGGTCGCGTCCACGCCCCGGCCTCCGGCCGCCGCCGCGACGCCGCGCGGCACGATCTGGAGCTTGCCGTCCACCATGTCCGCGAATCCGAGCTTGTAGTCTCCACGCTTCGTGCCGTCGCCATCCACCCACAGGAATGCCGGGCTCGTGCCCGCCTTGTCGACGTTGCCGTCCTTGTCGCTGTGCGCGTCGAAGATCCGCCCGGCGGCGGCCGGACCGTCCCAGGCCATCCCGCGATCAGCGACGGGGAGACTGGTCGAGCCGGACAGCGATGCGACCATGGCCGGGTCGACCGGCGCGGCACCATCGAACAGCTCGAAGGTGTGGTTCGTCTCGACGTAGGCGGGAATGTCCACGAGAGTGGCCGCGCGGATGCGTCCCTTCGTGATGAGCAGCTCCATCTGCGCGGCGGGGTCTTCGAGGTCGTCCATCCCGACCGGGGTATCGGTGCCGACCAGCACGGGCACCGCGTCGAAGTCGTCCAGGTCCACCGAGAGGCCCGCCACCCCCTCCGTGATGAGCTTCATGGCCTCGGCCACGTTCTCGGCCATGCGCGGCATCGTCTCGCGGTTCACGTCATCGAACAGGGTGCCGCTGGCCCAGACCTGCGAGCCGTCCATCTCCAGCGACTGGATCGCACCGATGGTCACGGCGCCGTCGTGGCCGCCCATGTCCTCGGGCGCGTAGCGCAGCGGCATCGGGCACGGCGCGGCGGTGAGCGCGTCGGCCGCGAAGCGGCGCCGGTCGCCGGTGGAGGCGTCCACCGGGGCAGCCAGCGCGCGGAAGCGAGTAGCCATGATCATTCCCTACTTTAGCTGTCGGCGGGACAGGTCTACGGTTTCTCCGGCTTCGAGCAGGAGTGTGGTACATCGGCACTGGATGACCTCCTGCGCCGGGCCGTCCGGGTCGCCCGGGAACATCAGCGCGAAGCCGCCCACCATGAACGGCGCGCCGAGCGCCACCCGCTGGCCGTCGGCCAGCACGTGCGTGGGTCGCGTCCGGAGGTCTGCGGTGGCGAGCCAGAGCTGCTCCATCGGCGCCTCGTTCTCGGCCGCGAACTCCTCGAAGGCGTCCGTACGCGAGCCGTTGAGCGCGCCGAGCGCCTCCGTGCGTGCGATGACCACGGCGCGGTTCGGCCAGCGCTCGCTGTCGGTGGTCGAGAGCACCTCGTCCACCCGGTCCGCGATCTCGGGAATGCCCTCGCCGAGCGTCACGCCGGCCGCGATCTGCCCGCTGACCAGATCGAAGACCTCACCCGGAATGCCGGAGAGGCGGTTGTGCACGCCGGCCAGATAGTCGATGATGCTCGGCCGGTCCCGCCAGTCGAACTCCGGGCCGAACAGTCCGCTGTACGCCCGCGCCATCACCGGGATCACCCCGGTGGTGATGACGTCGGCCACGTGCCGCTCCCAACTGGGAACCTGAGCAAAGATCGCGTCCGGGTCCGGAATGGCACCGCGCAGCACCCGGCGCGCGGTGACCACGAGCCAGCTCGACAGCGCGTCCCACACCACCTCGTAGATGGTGCGCTCGGCGCTGGCCGCCTTCAGGATCGCGTCCAGCCGGTACGGCAGCCACGGGTCGGTGCCTTCGCCGTCCCAGACCGGCCCGGTCACCGCAGCATCCGGACGTCGCGAGACAGCCCCATCGTGCTGGTGAGCAGGTCGTCGTGATGCGTCATGCCCCGAGTGAGCAGCTCGACGCAGTACGCGTGCAGGATGCGCTGAAGCTCCGCCGCCTCCATGCCGACCGCCTCGGCCACGGACTCGACGTGGGTCCAGGCGCCTTCGAGCACCCGGTCGGCCTTGTCCGGGGTGATCGGGCCGACGCGCCCGTGCAGGTCGTGGCGCGCGATGGACGCCCATCGCCCCCGGCGCTCGGCTGGTGTGGTGAGCCGGCCGCCGGCCAGCTCCAGCGCCCGAAACACCATGAGCCGGCTCGCGGCGCTGAGCGCGCTGACCGAGTGCGGCCCCGGCTGGCCGGTGTCCGGCGGCGACGTGGCGGGCTCGGCGGGCGGGGAGTTGTCCGGCGCGGGCGCGGTCGGTTCAGCGGGCGCTGGCAGTGCCGGTACGGCGGCCGGTGCCGTACCGCCGATGCCGATCGCCGCGCGTACTCCGGGGTCAGAGAGTAGGGTGGGGTCCTTCGCCACGGCGCGGAAGACCAGCATCCTCAGGCGCTCGGCCTCATCCGGCATCTGGTTCTTCGTGAAGGCGCCGGACTTGACGGTCTCCTCGTCGGTCAGCATGTACCGGTCGGACAGCTCCAGCGCCTCGGTGAGCCGGTTCGGCCGGACGGCCAGCGGTGCCACGTCGAAGGCGAAGGCGTACCGCTCCGGGTCCAGCCCGGCACGCTCCAGCGCCGGCCCCAGGAAGCCCCGGGTGAGCGCGTCAGCGATGGTGGCCAGGTACGGCTTGATCCGCTTGATGCCCTCCTCGCCGATCGCCCACGCCGTCCAGTGGTTGGACTGGCCGAGCCCCGTTGACAGCTCCAGCGGGATCTCGAAGGTGGACCCCAGGCGCGTGATCGCCTTGTCCTTCAGCGGGATGATCTGGTCGGACAGGTCCGACCAGAAGGTGACCGGCTTCATGTTCGGGATGTGCTCGACAAGGTGATCCGGGACGGTCGCCATGATGGGCACCATCGCGGACGCGCGGGACTGGTCCTGGATGTTCATCGCGGCGACCCGCTGGAGCATCGCCATGAAGCCTGACGCGCCCTCCGGGTCGCCCTCGCCGTGCGGGAAGTCGATCCCCTCCGGCAGGAACCAGACCCCCGCGCCCGTGAGCCGGCTCTCCAGCTCGGCGAACTCGCGCTTCGTCAGCAGCTCGATCTCGCGGAGCGGCGGGATCGCGGCGCGCGTGGGCGAGTCGGCCTGTTCGATCCAGTTCGGATGCGGACGCCACGCCCGAACGAGGAGGTCCACGCCGTCCTGGAGCGTGAGGATGCCACCGCCCACCTGCATGGGGCGCTTGACGGTGATCTCCGACCCGGTACGCCGGAGCTGGCCGGGCGAGACGACGAACCAGTTCTCCGGGTCGTCGGTCGCGCCGCCCTCCCCGATGATCCAGGTCTCGCCGCACACGGCCAGCCCGATGCCCATCAGCCTCAGGTTGTCGTCCCGCTGGGAGCCGGAGCCGAGCGGGACGGCGGCCAGGCGCGCGATCTCCCCGTCCTCGACCTCGCCGGACTCCTCGCCGTTCTCGTTGATCTCGGTGACGTAGAGGCGCGCCTGGCTGACCGAGTCGCCGATCCAGCCGGCGAGGAACCGCAGCTCGCCAACGATGTCATACAGGCGCCACGCCTCGATCTGCCAGTCGCGGTTTCCGTACCTCCAGGTTGACCAGGCCGACGCGGCGCCGAGCGGCACCGTGGCGGTGGCCGCTACCATCGCCTTGACCTTCTCGGGTTCACGCGCGCGCCGAAGGGCCATGAAACCTACCTGCCGTTCTGGGAAATCATGCCGGTGACCTGCGCGAACGCCAGCACTACGGCCGGCAGGAGGATGTACGGATTCATGCCGTGCCACCACATGAGCGGGGCGACCACAGCGGCAACCCAGATGCTCATGCACCAGTAGCACGTGATCAGCGTCGCGATGTGCGAACCGATGCTCTTCGGGGTCGGATCGAGCCACCCGAGCAGCGCATCGCGTGGAATGCTCAGAATGTCGTCTTCTACGATCAGGCCGGTCAGGCGCGCGACGGCCAGCGCGTATATCAGCAGGACAAGCGGCGTGACGGGCATGGTGTCAGGCTACGCGATCACGGGAAAAGTCAACCCCTCGCGCCGTCGTCCAATCGGCGCGAGGGATTGACTCCGGGGGAACACGTCCAGATGCTACTCCGCGCGGCTCAGTATCAACTGGGAGGAGGTCAGGAACGCGAGCACGCAGACCGCCTGCATGATCCAGCTCAGCTCCAGGTGCCCTGTCCACGCCGCGCCGAGCAGAACTCCGCTGACGACCATCGTGAACGCCGGCCGCGCGATGCCGCGCGCCGGGACGTAGCTGCCTCCTCGGTAGTGATCGTTGTGCTGCTTGTTGTGGATCGGGCGCTCATTCTTGATCGCGAACCACTCCGCCTCCAGCGCGGCGCGGCGACTCGCACACCACTCGATGGTCCGCCCCGTCACCGCCGGCCACCATTCCTTGTCGGCGGCGTGCTGCTCGAAGCGGTGCCTCGGCGAGTTGGTGATTCCGACGTAGAGCAGCACGCCGCGCCGGTCGTAGAACCGGTAGACAGCGGTACGCCCGGGGCGCGCGTGCGCGACGTCGGGAAGGTGGCGGGGCGCTTTCATCAGGCGACCTTTCTCGAAAGAGTCTTTCCGGTGGGGTAGTAACGCCCCTGAGGCGTGCCGTCCGGCCGCTCCAGCACGCCGAGCGCCACGAGGTCCTTCAGCGTCTCGTGCGCCCAGCGCTCGGAGCATCCCAGCTCGCGCGCCATCCATCCCGGCATGGTGAAGCCGGCACGCACCGCGCCGCCGGCCAGCGCTTCGGTGGCGCGGTGATGGATGTCGGTTACCCGGGGACCGGCCGGCGCGATGGGGGAGACCGGCCTCGGCGGCGAGATCCATACCGGGAAGGCGGTCACCGCCGGCAGCGGCGCGGCCAGCGCGGTCGCGGGTGCGGCCTTTGGCAGCGGGCGCCCGGCCTTCAGCGCCTCGACCCGCTCGCGCTTGGCGGCGGCAGCGCGGTCGCGAATCGCGCGTCGGTTGAGGTAGGTCGGCCCGGCGGCGTTCGCCGCGCCCGCGTCCAGCTCCAGCCACTCGCTGCCGGGAAGGTAGGCCGCCGCCTGCTGGTCGGTGAAGTGGTACGAGCGCAACGGCGCGCTGCGCCCGATGGAGTCCACGAGGTAGGCGTACCCCGGAGTCGCGGGGAAGCTGCTCGGGTTGACCGGCACCCCGAACACCTGGCTCACGTCCTTGGACTTCGAGCGCAGCACGAGGCCGTTGCCCATGAGCAGGTTCGACCGGATGTCGTCGGCGAAGTTGTTCTTCCCGGAGCCACCGAATGCGCTCAGAAGGGGGGTCTGGCTGGCCAGCACGCACGCCACGCCCACCTTGCCACCGCCCTTGGCGATGGCGGCCACGGCTTCCTGAATCTCGGGGAAGACCAACAGGAGATGGCACTCGTCAATCACGATCAGCAGGCCGGGGCGGTCAAGGCGCGGCGTGAAGCCGATCCAGCCTTCCAGGTCGTTCTCGTCCTGCCGCATCTCCATGACCTTGACGGCGTCTTGGAGCATCGACAGGCACTCCGCCGAGGTCTTAGCCACCCGGTCGGCGTACTTCGAGAGCATGGCCGAGGACGCACCGCCCTGACCGTCCGCGTATTGCACGACGGTGGGGTGCGTTCGGCTCGCGGCGATGGACGCCATGATCGAGTCGATGGTTCGCGACTTGCCCGAGTCGGTGCCGCCCTGGAGATAGCCACCGTAGAGCCGGGATCTGCTATATACCCGCCAGCGACCGACGCCGATACCGTCGGCGAACGGGCCGAGCGCCACCGTGCCGGTCGCGCTGTCGAAAGTGCTCGGGCCGGGCCACAGGATCTCGGCACGGATGGGCGACTTCGTGACCACGGTCGCGATCTGGTGCGGCTCCGGCAGCGTGGGGTGCGGCTCGACCAGTAGTTCCTGGTCCCCGAACAGCCCGAGGCCGCCCCGGATCTTCTCCATGGCCCCGGTGATCGTGCTCGCGTCCTGCTTGCCCGGCACGAGACGGAGGTCGAAGCGCACGCCCGACTCGATCGCCTCGGGCTTCACGAGCCGCGAGCCGGGCGCCGCACCCCCGGGACAGCCGATGGACTCACGCCAGCGCGCGGCGTAATCGCCCACCGGCTCGGCGACGGCCGCCGCGCGGTTCGGGATACGCTTCATCCGCCACCAGTGCAGCGAGAGCGCGCCGACCATCAGCACGAGGATCTCCACTGCGCCCCAGGACAGGCCGGCGCCGGTCACCGCGCCGAGCCACGCCGCCGAGCCGGCCAGGAGAAGCTGGAGCCGGGCGCGCGCCTTGCGGCACTCGATCCGCGCGCCGCGCTTCATGCCGACCAGCACGGCGAGCACGAAGGCGGTACCGGCCACCCACAGCGCAACCTGCGCCTCGTGGCCGCTCGCGCTGGCGGCGGCGTGGCTGGCGGCAGCGGCCACGACCAGCAAACCCACAGCAGCGTGGGGCGCGACCTGCGCGGCGAAGCTGTGGGTCTGCTTGATCATGACGTCGTGATCTCCTTCGGCGGCTTGCCGCTGCCCTCGCACGTCATCAGCCATCCACCGCCGTGAGAGCGAATTACCCCGGACTTGATGATAGAGATAGATTTACCGCAGATGGAGCAAAAGCCCCTCATGACCTCTCCTCTCGCTGACCGATCGGCCAGCACCGCGCCCGGACGTGAACCCGGGCGCCATGCCGTGGTCGATCGGTCAGCGACCGCCGAGCAGGTGATCCTTGCCGGCGGCCTCGGGGTTCTCCGCGTATGCAGCCTGGACGCCCTTGTTCGTTTCCAACCCGGACGCGAGCGCCTCCCAGGCTTCGGCGGCCTCCTGGCTCTTCACGAGAGCGTGACGCGCCAGGTCGTTGACCGTCGCACCGTGACCGGCGGTCACCAGGCCGTTGATGAACGTCTCCTCGGCGGCGTGCAGCGCGTGCACCTCGGCCACGGCGCGCGCGTGGGCGATGGCGGGATCGAGACCGGTAACTTCGGACATGTCGGTACTTCCATTCTTCTTCGGGAACATTTGAACGACCTTGCCCTCAGGCGGTGACGCGCCGGGCCGGTGGAACCGGCCGTCGGCTGGTACGCCACCCCCGGGACGATGGAACCGCCCATCGGCCGGCACGCCGCCCCCGACCGGCGGGGCGGTTGGCGCCGGCGGGGCGGTTGGTGTCGGCCGGGCCACGTCAAGCGCCTCGTCAACGTGCTCGGCCAGACGCTTCTCGGCACTGCGCTCGCGCTCCAGCAGCTCGGCGGCCTTCGTCTGCTTGGCGTGGCGCGCGTCGAGCCAGAGGTCGGCGAACCACGCGGGGGTCAACGCGTGCGGCTTGTATCCGGGAAGCCCGCGCTGGCGCAGCTTCTCCAGCTTCATCTGCCAGCGCGGCGACGTGGTGCCGCGCGCGGCGTGCTTCAGGTCCACGGCGGCGTTCGTGACCAGCCAGTAGATCGCGTAGGCGACCAGGAAAATCTCCATGTCAGACCTCCTCCACGATCGCGCCGCGCTTGCCCTTGCCGAAGAGCGTGCCGCTCTTCACGGTGCGCTGAGCGAAGGCGATAGCCACGCCGAGCAGGACCAGGGTCATCACGGTGGGCGCCCCCTTGCCGACCGCCGCCTTGCCCATCGCGTCGTGCAACGGCTGGGACGCCCACGTCAGCGCGTCGTGGGAGCGGTCAGCCACCCACTGGCCGACGCCGCCCGGGGTCGAGCCGGCCAGGCTGGGCAGCACGATCACGGAGTACACCGCGATCTTGTTGGGCTCACCGTCCATCGCCAGATCGCGGATGGTCCAGGCGAGCAGGCTAAAGAAGATCACCAGCACGAACCAGCCCAGCAGCTTGGCGACCGACGCCACCGAGTGCCCGATCCACATGCCCGGGGCGAAGGCTCCGGCGAGGAAGGCACAACCGAAGGACGCCCACGCCATGATCGGAGTGGCGACCCCCTTAATGCGCGCTTTTGCGCTCTTTGACATATCTCCTCCTACAGGAAGACCCAACCCGCGAGATGCAGGGCCGGGTCGATGATGTGGTGCACGATCCACGGCCCGGGGCCGGTCGTGATGACCAGCTTCCAGGTCGCGAAGACGGTGAGCGCGCGCCCGGGGCGTACCGCGATCCACTCGACGGAGCGGCACACGACGGCCGCCGGGCGCGCCACCGCGCGAAAGTAGCCGATGCCGAGCGCGCGGAGCGTGCCGCGCTTGGCGACCTGCTCCCCCCGGTGCGCGTACTCGCGCATCTTCGGCAGGCTGTCCGGCGTGCCACGCAGGATGTCCGGCGGCGTGAGGTACCGGGCCACACTGCGCAGAATCTCACGCTGTGTGACTTCCGAAGTGGCCCCAGCCCCCGTTTCGCGCTCGGCTGGGGCACCTTCGAACTCGGAAGTTCCGACTTCCGAGTCACTCAACGTAGTCACTTTCGGCCCCGGCGCCACGTGATGGTGGCCGCCAGCAGGCTAAAGGCGCCGCCGCCGGTCGCGATTATCGCGCCGGAGTCGCTACCTCGGCCGAGCGCCCATGCGGTCACGATCAGGTCGAGGAACGCAACCAGCATCCACGCCCAGAACATCGCGGGGGCCTGCTTCCGTGCCATGATGAAAGCCTCTCTTCTCTGCTCGGGAATCGGGAAATGCAGCGCGCGCCCTTGCCCGGCGCGCGCTGTTCTACGTGAGCAGGCTCAGGCTCACCGGCGCCGGGGTCACGGTGCCGTCCGCCGCGATGTGCTCCTGATACGTCGCCGCCTCGCCGCTCCAGTCCTCCATGAACTGCCAGGAGTGGACGGCCACCGCGTCGAATTCGTTCTTCCGCTGGATGAACCCGGCCAGCACGCGAACGTCCTCGAAGCTACGGATCGGTCGGTTGAGCACGATCTCGATGTGGCCCCAGCCCTTGACGGGGGGCGTGGGCGTCACCACGTCCTTGACGGGCGGTTCGAGCATCGCCACGTCCTCGATGTGGCCCCAGCTCTCGATGGGCGCCGCGTCCTCCGCCGCCGTCTCGTGCCGGTAGGACACGTAGTAGCAGTAGTGGGAGAGGGCCGGCATCGCGTCGCCCGACGTGAGGGTGGTCAAGCGCGCGTCGAGGCCGTCGATCCGGCTCGCGAGGCGCGCGTTCTCCCGCTCCAGCATGCCGATGCTCATCAGCGCCTCGTCACGGCTCCTGATCACGTTGGTCAGGTCATGATTCAGTTCCTTGACCAGCGCCAACGTGTTGTCCAGGTCCAGCACGGCCTGACGGATGGCGTCGGCGGCCTCCGGGGCGGCATCGCTCACCATCTCCCGCGCCGTCCACTCCAGCACCTCGCGCTGTTCGGTCGTCAACATCTCAGATCTCTCCTCCGGTCGGCGAAGCCCTCACTTTACCACGGATGACGCATACGTCAAACGTTCTGCGCAGCCTTCCGCAGGCGCGCCTTGTGCGCGCGGCGATCCATCGCGAGGCGATGCTGGAGGGCTGAGGCCATGCCGATCGAGGCCACGGGGATGATCGACACCAGCGTGGTGACCTGCCAAGGGGCGCCGTCCACACCGATCTCGGCCACCTTCATCAGGTGGTAGGCGGCCTGCCCGACCGCGCCGAGGATCAGGCACCCGATGGCGGTGCGCCGCGCCAGCTGGCGCGTAGACGGTGTTCCGTAGCCGGACAGCCACGCGCGGATGGCGTACCCAGCGAGCGCCTCCACGCCGAGCGGCAGCGTGATGGAGGCATCCGCCGTCCAGTTCACGATGCCGGGCAGCGGGACCACGGCGCCGAACCCGGTCATCTTCCCGAGCCCCACCCAGCCGGCCCAAAGCGCGCAGAAAGCGGAGGCCGCGATCAGGAGGATGGGCCACGCGCGCTCCGGTCGCCCGGAGGATTCGTCATCGACCTCCGGAGCGATGCCCTCCGCGCTCCGGCTGGAGTCTCGCCGCCAGAACCTCCGGAACCGATCGGCCTCCGATGCTCCGGTCGCGCCGCCCCACTCCTCCGGCTCGCCACCTTCCGGGCTCCGGTCATCCTCCGGCTCCGGAGCAGCGGTGTCCTCCGCCGGAGGCTCCGGGCTCCGGTCATTCTCCTGAACCTCCGGAGCGGCGTTCAGGTCCTCCGGAAGTTCCTCCGGCAGGCTCTGCACGAGGCTCTGAATCCGGTAAGCGCGCGACTCCCCGCACTTGCTGGAGCTGGGAAACAGCAGGTCAGAAGCCCTCTGGATGACGGAGGGTCCCAGAGGATCGGAGCGCCAGTCAACTCCGGCCGCCTCCGCCTCCCTCCGGAGCATGGAGACCAGTGACGCGTCACCGACGGAGCAGAGCTTTCGCCCCCCGCTTGCCGGAACGTCCGTCTTCCGATTAGAGTTGATCATGGCTCTGGTTCCCTTCGAGAGAGGGTTCTGGTTCCGCCGGCTCCGGAGGGTGTGTCACCACGCTCCGGAGCTTTTCTGTTCACCAGAACGCTACCCCTCTGGCTTGCGTAGTGCAAGCCAGAGGCTGTATCCTCCCGCGCATGAAGACCAGGCGCTCGGTAGCAGGGTGGCGACTCCCCCCGGAACTCATGGCAGAGGTGGCGGAGCACGGCAGGCAGACCGGACGCTCCGCCGCGCGCTCAGCGGAGGTACTTCTCCGGGCGGCACTGAAGGGCGCCGCCGAGCGCGGCGAGTACCGGCCGCAGGCAGCATGAAGCCCCCGAGCGCAGGTCCCGGGGGCTTCCGTTCTCGCGTGCGTCTCCTGCGGTCGGCTCGCTCGACGCGCTCAGGCTACATCGACCCCGTGCGCATCGGCCGGCCGAGGTTGTCGCGCGGGTCGGCCAGCGGCGTGACCTGACCGCGCACCCAGTACTGCACGCCGGCCTGGACAGCGGCGAGCACCAGCACGACCAGGCCGGCGGTCTTCGCGCCGAACACGTCCAGGAGGAATGCGCCGCCGCTCAGCGCCTGGAGGCCGGCGAAGATGGACATGACGAGCAGGACGGGGTTGCGCTTCATGACGCGTCCTGCCTGGCCACGGCCGCATTCGCCCAGAACATGACCTCTTCCAGCTTCGTCATGACGAGTGCCTTCTCGCGACCGTCGGGGAGCATCTCATCCAGCTCCCACGCGAGATTTCCGCACATCCCGCGCACCCGATCGTGGGCGTCGCGACGCTCCTCGGTCACGGCTGCGTGAAACCTGAATCGCTTATCAATGTCCTGTTTATCCATCTTCGTCCCTCTCAGTTCTGCTTGATCAACATTCCCACGATCGTGGCCAACAGGGCGCCGACCCCGACGAAGCCCCCGATGACCTTCCAGGGCATCCGGCTCGCCTCCAGGCCACGGAGTCGCGTCTCGTGGTCGGCGTCCACCTCGTGCTGCGTGCTGCGCACGTTCCTGATGTCCGACGCCACCCGCGCCAGATCTTTCTCCACCTTGACCAGCTTCGCGTAGATGCTGGTCAAGGTGATGATGACCCCGGGTTCCGGGACCGTGGTCATTCCTTCATCCTGGCCGCGATCAGGTCACCGACCTGCGCCGCGATGGAGCCGCCGATGATCGCGGCCACCCGCTGCGCGAGCGCCTCCATCTGCGCATCGGTCGGCGGGGCCGGCGCCTGCTGGCTGGCCTTGATCGCCAGCACGGCCTTGTCGATCCGGTCCTTCGTCCGCGCCTCGATGTCGCGCAGGTTGTACGTGCCGTAGCCGCGCGCCCATGCAGGGGCGGTCAGATCCTGGTATCCCAGATCGGTCGAGCCGATCTGGATCGCGGTCACCGCTGCCCAGTCCGTAGTCATTTCGTCCCCATTCTGTACGTATCCGATGAATGTTGCCCATGGGAAGCTGTCCCCGGGGTCGGTATGGTCGCCCTCACCCCAGGCGCGCGTCACGTCCCCGTGGCCACAGATGCCCTTCTGTCCGGCACGCAGCTCGTCAGGGCCGACGTGCCGAACCGGGATGCCGAACTCGACGCATGCACGCCGCACCGTCTTGGCGGCCTGCCGCATCGCGGCGTCGCTCACCTGGTTCGACAGGCCGGTCAGCTCGAACTGGACCGAACGCGCGTTCCCGGTGGCGAAACAGCCGTAGGCCACCACGGCGGTATCGAGCGCCTGAACGATAGAGTCATCGTCGCCGTAGAAGTGCGCTGAGATCCCGTCAGCGCGATGCTCCGCGTAGTGCGCCTCGGCCTCAGCGCTCGCCGTGTTGTCCGTGCAGTGGATCACGACCATTTGCGTCTGCGCACGCGCGCCACCATGGCCACCGGCCTGATCGTGGGGAAGCTCCGGGTACCAGGACATACGTTCTCCTCTCCGTTCTTCCTGGCCACGGTACGCGCCGACGTCATGCGAGCGGGGAGAGCCCCGTGATGGGCATGTGCCCCTCGGGCTCGAAGAACTCCGCAGGTGAACGCACCGCGTCCGCGTAGATCGCCATCACCACCGCGTCGCCCCGGTCCGGCGAGCGCTTCAGGCGCTCGACCACCGACTCCTTCGTCTCCACCTTGATGCGCGGCGGCATCCCGACCGCGATCTCCCAGCGCGGAACGGTGAGGTCGGAGACGAGCAGGTCATCCGGCGGCAGACACAGGGTCGACTCGAAGTTCGGGTCCAGCAGCTCGCGCACTCGCCAGTACGCCGCGCTCCGCACGTTGGTGAAGCCGAACTCCTTCGAGCGGTCGCGCAGATACGACTTGCCCGAGCCGGTGTACGCCACCGGGCGGAGCTTCTTCTCCCGCATCCGGTCGAACACCCCGGCGCCGACGCCGACCACGTCCACGATCGCGCGGCAGCCCTCGGCCTCGGCCGCCGCCACGATCTTCATCGTGTCGCGGCCGACCACTGGCGCGCGGAGCTGTATCACCGGCCCGCGCAGCGCGGCAAGGATGGACTCGTCCCCGCCGCGCGCGCAGTCCACCCCCGTCCAGCTCGGGCCAGGCATCACCGGACGCCCGGCGGCGTCCCATGCATGCCAGCGCTCCTGCGCGGCCTCGATCCAGGCCAGCGGGATGACGGAGTCTTCGTCGTCGGCATGGAAGTTGCCGAGCACGCGCCCCTGGTACAGCGCGCTGCCGGCGCCCCACTGCTTCATGCGCTGCTCGGCCCATGCGCGCGAGATGCGCCCGGCGGCGATGGCCTCCTCCAGCGTGACGTGGATGGTGTACCAGTCCTCGTAGCCCGGCGCGCGGCGGTGGATGTCGTAGAACCGGCCGGCGGGCGTGCCCGGAGTGCTCATCGCGAAGATGTACGCGTTGAACCCGGTGTCCGGTCCCGCGTTGGACAGCGCGCCCTCGATAGCGTCCCAGGTCTCTGGCGGGATGATCTTCGCCTCGTCCAGGATGTACAGAATCTCGTCCCCGTGCGCGCCCTCGATGCGCTCGGCCTGGTTACTCGCCACCGCCGTGGCCGCGCCGTGCTTCAACTTCAAGTTGAGGTCGAGCAGCTCCGTGCGCTCGTTGAACGGCGAGCGCCCAAGGACGTCCCAACGCAGGCGCCGCGCCCATTTCTTGATTTCGGGCCACAGGTACACCGCGAGCTGCCGCCAGACGCTGGCGGTGGTGATCACCTTCCAGTCCAGCTCCAGCGGGTCCCGGGTGCACGCGAACCAGAGCACGGCCACGGCCATGGTGGTGGTCTTGCCGAGGCCATGGGGTCCGCGCTCGGCGACGCGCTTGCGCTCGACCAGCTCGGCCAGCGCCCGCTCCTGATGCGGCGCCAGGCCGCCGCCGACCGGCCAGCGAATGCAGTCCCGCGCGAACCCCACCGGATCATCGCGGTACCGGCGCGCAACGAACGCCGCCCGGTCGCGCTCCATGAGTTGAAGCTCTTCCAGGCGGCGTAGGTGGTCGAGCATCGTGACCAGCTCGGTCATGGAGACCCGGTCGCGCCGTCTCCGTGCGCCTCGGCGGCCTCGGCCTCCAGCTTCGCGATCTGCGCCTGCACGGCCTCCAGGCTGAGGTTCTCGAACTTCACCGCCGCGTCCAGCCCGTCGAGCTTCGCCGCGCGCTCCTCGATCTTCACCAGCCGGTCCACGGCCGCGAGATTCGGCGCCCGGTCCACCATCGGCACGGATTTGCCGTCCTCGCCGGTCGGCGTGAAGATCAGGCGTCCGGCGCTGTGCGCGTAGTGCTCCTCCAGCATGATGTCCCGCGCCACCACCCGCATTTCGTCCAGCCGGGCGCGCATCAGCTTCTGGAGCGCCTCGGCCGGCTCGCGCACCACGGCCTTGAGCGCACGGTCGACAGCGTGATGCGCGGCGCCCTTGTCGGCGAAGCCGAGTGCGTCTGCGATCTGCTGGTAGCTCTTGCTCTCGACCCGCATCTGCGCGGCCGCCGCGTCCCGCTCGGCGGTGTCGATGCTGGCGGCGAACTTCCCGTTCCCACCCCTCGGACGGTTGTTCGGGTCGGCGGTTGATGGCGCATCAGCCCTGCTCATTTCCCCACCTTTCGCCATATCCAGTCCACCAGAAACCTGATCTTCCAGCTCCACCAGATGATAGCCAGCGATGCCAGGAAGAGCGGCGCGCCGGTCACCGCGACGATCCGCACCTTGCGCCCGACGTGTGGATCATTCCACTCCAGGTGCATGTTCGCGGTCACGATCGCCATGTGGACGGCCGCCACGTCGCGCGGGTCGCTGAACTCCCGCGCGATCACGTCCAGGTTCACCGAGCGCGCGCCGATGGCGGAGTACTGCGCGGCGGCCGAGCGCACGTCCTGGATGCTGGTCTTCACCGAAAATCCCCCATCAGCGTGTCCCCCGCGATCAGGTGCTCCAGCAGGTGGACCGCCGCGTCGAACCCTTCGGCGTAGGACTTCTGCACCGCGAACTTGTAGATCCGGTTCGCGTCCAGTGGCTTGGCGTCGAAGCTTGCCTCCAGCTTGCGGTACTCCTCCGTCTCGCGGTACCGCGAGACGTACGCCCCCAGCGCGCGCCGCGCCTGCATGAGCGCCTGCCGGCCGGCGCCGTCCATCGCCTGAAGCTGGTCGCCGTGCATGATCTTGGCGTGCTCCAGCATCATCGCGTCGGGGACCTCGTTGTCGTTTTCAGGACACAGCAGGCAGGTTGCCATTTTTCATCCCTTCCAATTCGGGCCACTCAACCTTGTCGAGCGCGGTCACGTTGAGCGCCGGCACCTTCGCCAACGGCTGGCCGTAGTGGTCGGCGGCCATGGCCCCCAGGATGACAGCGTCGCACTGGTTGTCATCGGCCATCTCCACCAGGTGCCCGTACCGCCTGATCGCGGCCGCCATCACCTCCGCCTTCGGCGCGTTGCCGCGCCCGGTGGCGTACTTCGCGCGCGCCGACGGCGTGACGACCACGTAGGGGATGTTCGCGCACCACAGGGAGTGCGCCACCAACCACCACAGGCCAGCGCGCTCATGGTGGCCGCGCTGGCCACCCTGCTGACCATAAGCGGCGCCCTCGATCACGAAGAGGTCGGCGCCCGGCACCCCCGCGCGGATGCACCGATCGAGGATGAAGTGCAGCCGCTCATTGCCCAGCAGTTTCGGACACTTCACCGTCTCGGCCCTCACGCTCTCGCTATTGACGCGCGCAATGCCGGTACCGGTGAGCGAGAGGTCGAGCGCGATGATGATCACCGGAAGTCACCGACCGCCCACGCGAAGATCAGAAACGCGACCAGCAGCCCGAGCGCGCCCCCCACCAGGTACATCATGACGCGTCCACGTAGACACCGTGCTCGCTCGCGTCCTCCTCGAACTCACCCAGGTCGTAGTCACCCGCGCAATGGTGGCACAGGCCGCTCGGCGCCTGCTCGTTGTACGCGCCCTCGGTGAGCATGCGCGCGGCGGCCGCACGATCACCCTCCGGCGTGTCGTCGGGAATCTCGACCTTGATGCCGAACGTGGCGGTCGCGTTGTAGTACACCGTCGCCTTCATGGCGCCCTCACTCTCGATCATCTATCTCGGGACGCCGAACCTAACACACGGTTGACGAATCCGTCAATCGTGCCGGGTCGAGCAGGTACGCCGCCAGGCTGAGAGCGGCCGGGTCCTTGCGCCCGGGGTTCAGCGGTACCTCTCGTAGTGCACCGTGGTCGACCGCCCAGACGTAGGCACTGTCGGAGGTCCACTTCGCGGCAGACGGGGACAGCTCCGCCGGGGCCATCCAGACCGCTACCGCCCGGTACTCGATGCCGTCCCGCTCCAGCCGCATCCGCACCGCCAGCGAGTGCACGAGCGCGCCAGCGTGGCCGTGCCGATCCATCGCGGTTCCGCGCGCATAGGTCGCGGTGACCAGCCAGCCGGCGGCCTCCGCCTTCCGGTACACCAGGTGGGCGCCACGCGGGATTTCTTCCGGCGCGGCGGGACGCCGGGTGACCTCCGGCGCCGGATGCGGCGAGATCTCCGGCGCCGGGTCCGACCACTTGCGGCCGTAGTCCACCTTGGTGGCCATCAGTAGCCCACCGCGTCCCGGTAGGTGGCGGCCTCGGCGATGACCATCTCCTCGTCGTGCGCCTCCCGCGCCCGCTGGTCGGCCATCCACTCGTTGACGCCTCGCAGCTCGCCCTCCAACGTCTCGATGTGGTCCAGCGCCCCTTGCAGGCTCCGTTCCAGCCCGGCCACCCGATCCTCGATACTCATGATCCACTTCCTTCATATCGGCCATTTTCCCCAGTCTAGCACAACCTAACAGGTACACACTAGGTGCACGCGGGTCCGTCCACTAAGGAACGGACATATTTAGGCAAACTAGGATGTACTGGGACCTTTAAGCTAATTACAGGGGTATTACACTACGAAACGGACATCGATACACTACAAACCGGACATCGATACACTACAAACCGGACACCGAGACACTTTGATCAACTGACTATGCATCATGCCTCTGACCTGCACTTATGCAAGATCAACTTGCGGGGGCTTGACACACCCTATATGATCAGTGGCGTACCCCAGCCATGATCATATAGGGTGGGGAAAAGCCCCGCATTTTTAAGATTAGAAGAACATAGAAATAGCCCGCCAAAGATAGACGGCGGGCTATTTCTATGGGACATTTCACTATGGCTGGTTCGGCCGCTCCTCCGGCGCCGTCACGAGCCACCGGCCGCCCCCGTTGTCCACGATCACACCGCGCGCCTCCAGTCGTCCCCACGCGCGCTGGAAGGTGCTCGTGAAGCCGGTCGGGGTCCATCCGCCAAGCGAGCCGTAGCGCTCCTTGCACGCCGCCTTGACCTCCGTCTTCGTGGGTCCGCTGGCGTGCTCGGCGAAGGTGTCCGCGAAGACGTTCAGCAGCAACCCGGCGTTGTCGTTGGTCTCGGCCTGGATACGCGCCTGGATCTCCGCCATGTCCGCCATCTTCCCGCCCGCGCTCGCGAACGGGTCGGCGCCGGCCGCCGCGTTCGTGATCTCCACGCCGTACTCGTCCACCAGCACCAGCGCTCCCGAGTCGGTCCCGTCGACCAGGTCGAGCTTGACGAAGAACTGCTCCAGCAACGGCGAGTCCTTCGTCTTGCGCTGCTCCAGCGCCCGGGGCTTGTCCGGGTGGCGCGAGTCGTCCCCGGTCAGCTTCGAGATCCAGACGCAGTCCGCGTCGTCCTCGATGCTCGACGCGCCCCGCGACCGCGTACCCGCGTGCCCGGTGTGGTGTACGTAGAGGGTGGCCGCGCCCACGTGCTCGCGCAGCGCGTCCGCCACCATCGTGATGCGCCCCATCTCGCTGGAGTCGTTCCCGTCCAGCCCTGGGGTGCACCGGTGCAGCGTGTCGAAGATGACGAGCTTGGCGCCGACCTCGGTAGCGATGGTCAGCAGCGCCGAGCACTGGTCGTCCGCACCGAGGTTCACCGGGATGTCCAGCACGTAGAGCCGGTCGTCGGGCACCACCACGCCGGCCTGGTGCTCCCACGCGCGCACCCGGAGCTTGATCCCGCTCGCGCCCTCGGCGGCCACGTACAGCACCGTCCCCGGCGTCACCACCTCGTGCCCGAGCCAGGACTCCCCGGTCGCGATCGAGCACGCCCATCCGATCGTCGCGAATGTCTTGAAGCTGCCGAACTGGCCGGCGAGCACGATCATGCTGCCGACGTCCATCACACCCTCTATGAGCGGCGTAGGCGGCTCGATTCCCTCCAGCTGGCTTCGGGTGTGCAGTCGCCCCCGGAGTCGCTCCAGTGCGGTCCTGGGGGGCGCCACCGATAGCGCCAGCTCGAAGCCGAGATCGTTCGCCGGGTCCGCCGCGTCGTCATCCGGGGCGGCGGACCCCTGCATAGGGTGATCGAACATCACCCCGTCGTGCGGGTCGGGGGGCACCGGGCGCCCCTGCCCGACTACCTTCGACTGCGCGGACTGGAACGTCCTGCGGAACTCCTCGACATCCTGGCCGTTGCCGGCGCCGCGCTGTAGCTCGCGGATGCGGCGCGCCTGCTCCAGTACCGCTACCGCGTCGCGCACCCCGAGCGCATTCCAGGGGGACTGGACGATCTCCAGCACGCTGCACGCGGACTCGAAGAGCTGCTGGTTCCCGCATCCCGGGGGCGCCTGCGCGTACGCGGTCGCCTCGCTGCGCAGGACCGCCTCGGCGTAGCGCGTCAGGCGCTCCTGGTCAGCCCGGTCCAGGTCGGCGTACTCCGGGAGGTCCTCGGCGGTCACGCTGAGGCTGGCCTCGATCCCGGCGGGGATCACGAGCAGGTCTAGCAGCCATGGCGGCGCGGCCACGATGGGCGCATCGTCCAGCAGCACGTACGGCCCGATCCCGCTCACGCTGGGGGGCGCCACCACCATGCCGCCGGTGCCGCGCACGTCGATGCCGGCCGCGAGCTTGCGCGCGTTGTTCCTGACGCCGAAGTCGGGCATGGCGAAGTAGTAGTGCCGTCCCCCGCTGCCGGTGCTCACGGTCCGGGTACGCGGTAGGCGCCCGTGGACGGCTTCCAGCTCGGCGAGTTGGGTCATCCCGCCCGACTTCGGGTCGATGTCCAGGACGAAGAATCCGGACGGCTCGCCGGTCCGGATGCCCACGTTCCAGTCCGGGCCGTCCTCTTCCCACGTGGCGTAGGCGTCGGCGCCGGACATCGCCGGCCCCGTCGTCCAGCCGGTGTGAACGGGGTGCTTACCCACGTTGTCGCAGTTTCGGCGCCCGCAGGTGCAGATGCCGTGCTCGGGGTCGCTCAGCCCGTGCACGGCGATGACCGCCCACCCGAGCGCGGCGTACGCCAGCGCGGCGCTGTAGGTACGGTTGGTGCTAGTATCGTCCACAGAAAGCTCCTTAGGTGGTATCTCTGGCCCCGACGTTCCCGCGTCGGGGCTGCTTTGCGTCTAGGCCCCGGCCGTGCGCGCGTCGCGCTCGCGCTCCAGCCGGACCTCCACCGACGCTAGCCCTGCCTCCAGCGCCCGGCGCACGACACGTCCACCGCCGCGCCCCTCCTCGATGAGCGCGTCGATGCGCGCCTTCATCTCCTCCGTCACCAGCACGCTGATCTGCCCCGTGAGCAGGATGCCGGCCACGACCGCTCCCACTCCGTGAGCTTCTACCGTTGGCAGTCCGGCCAGCAGCGCGTCCCGCACCACATCCCCCCGACTCACCGGGTGGGCGGCCTCCAGCGCGTTGATGCGCGCCTTCATCTCCTCGCTGACCAGCGCGCTGAGCTGCATGGTCAGTCCCTGATTCCGTGCCATCTTCATGATCCTTCCGATGGGTGTTGCGTAAGTCTATCATGTACCTGTTAGAGTGGCGGCATGGATGAGAAGCTGAAAGAGCTGTACGGCATGACCTACGCGCTTCGCCTGCGGGCGTCCGGACTGCTGAGGGGTGGGTCTGACGGTCGGGAGCGAAACGCCCTGCTCGCGATCGTCGCGAACCTGGAGGACTCCACGGACCGACTGGAGGACATACTTCCCCAGCTGGCGATAGCTACGGTCACCACGGATCAGCTCGACGCGCTGATCGCGTTGCGCCCGAACGGCGACCCGGCGGACGTCGCCGCCGAGGTCGTGGGATTCATCGTCGCGCTGGACGTCACCAGCCCCGGCGCGCTGAGCGCGATCTGGCGCGCCCTGGAGGACGAGCGCAAGGCGCGCGCCACCGCCGAGCTGGAGGAGCACCTCGCGAAGTTGGCGAACGAGATGACGCACGCGTACCTGCGTCCCGAGCTGAGGAAGATGGGGATCGAGAGCCCGGAGGGGTACCGGCTGGTATGGGAGGCGGTACCGGTGAGCGAGATCGACCCGTTCGAGGACGAGCAGGAGGAGGACTGGGAGGATGAGTAACGAGGAGTTGGCGGAAGTAATCGCGGCGGTGCGCCTGGCACATAATGTGGCATTTAGTGCCCTGGATGGAACGAGCGACAAGCAGTACGCCCTAGAGGAGGTGGAGGGCAAGCTGGAGCGAATCATCATGCACTACGAGATCCGCCGTGAGCGTGAGGCCGCCGAGCTGGTCGCCTGGCTGGGGGGCGCGTGTGACGAGTGCTGCCGGGCGGCGTCGGTATTCAGCACTGACGGCCAATGGTGCGCTAACTGCCAGCCGGAGGCGTTCCCGTGAGCGCCACCTGGTGGCCCGCGAAGTGGGGATACCTCGGCCCCGGCGACCTCGTCCAGGCGCCCGACGGGAGCGCCTGGACGGTCACGGCCGCGCTCCAGGTCTCCGCCAACGAAGGCGAGTGGTGCATCACGAATGGCCGCGCCAGCGCCTGGACCGCCCACCGGATGGACGAGCCGGTCAACGCCCAGCGGCCGGCGGCCGCCCGCGAGCCGGACGAGCTGGCGCGGGGGGAGGCGGTCCTGGGACGCCTACGGATGGCGTTCGGAGAGGTCGAGGTGCTCCAGGCGAGCGACATCGGTCCCGCTGACGGCGCGCGCTGGCTGCGGTGCGGGCGGCGGGGGAAGTGCGTGTGCCGGTAGGGGTTGACTCACCTAACAGGTACCTGGTAGAGTCTTCCTTGTAAGGCCGACAGGTACACGAAGCTGAGGGAGCACCCAATGATCAAGTGCGGACACTGCAAGGCGCGCCACTCCACCGTCAACGAGATCCGCCAGTGCGCGGCTCCGGTCATGCCCGCTCCGACCCGGGCGCCGATCCACGCGGTGCGCCTTCAGGACGCCGTGGCCGAGATCCGCAGCGCGCAGCCGGCCACGGAAGGGATGTACCGCAAGGGCGGCGAGATTTACAAGATCCAGCGCGCGGTACACGGTAGCGGTCACCTCTACGTCAAGCACTTGAACGTCGAAACGCAGAGCTTCGAGTACGCCCCGGGAATGCTGCGCCAGCTCACGATGGCCGATCGGCTCACGATGGAAGAGGCCAAGGCATACGGCGCGCTGTACGGGGTCTGCTGCGTCTGCGCGAGGACGCTGACGAACGAGGAGAGCATTGCCGCCGGCATCGGCCCGATTTGCGCCGGACGTCTGGACTACTGATCACCCGGGCGGGGGCCGAAGCCCCCGCCCTTACTTTCTGGAGCGATCATGATCGTCCTTCGTTCCTGCGGTATCGGTGGTGGCCACCACGCTGGCTACGCCTCGAAGTCCTTCGGCGGTACCTACTACTGCCCGAAACACCTGCGGATGTTCTTGGAGGGATTCGACCCACAGCCGCGCGATCGGGTCAAGCCCATCGACGGCCCGAGCTGGCGGGAGTACATCGTCATGGCGCGCGACGGTGACAGCGTGTCCGTGAAGATCCTCGGTCGGCCCGAGCTGGAGCCGGAGACCTTCAGCGTTCGCATGCTCTACCCCGGAGACGCGTCGCACGTGTTCGCGAACCGGAAGGTGAGAGGTTGCGGCCAGTAATACCGCCAGACCTGGGGAGGACTGACGTGCACCACGCACACCGCATCATCCAGCGCGCCCGGCATCACGTGCGCGCCCAACGAGAGGATCGAGAGATGGCCAAGCAGACCCCCGAGGAGCGCACCGCTGAGCTGCGGGCGGCCGCCACCGCCAAGGGCGCCAAGACCCTGCCGAAGCACGAGACCAGTCAGCCCCAGCGCTCCACCAGCTACGTGGCGCCGCCCATCCCGCGCACAGGTACCCCGCGCACCTGACCGACCAGCGGGGGCCGCTTCGACGGTCCCCGCTTTCGTACTTGACACCTACTAGGTAGCTGTTAGACTGAGAGTATACCGAGCAACGAGGAGTGAAAATGAATGAGGACAGAGCGAACATCGCACAGCGTACTTTGATCCTGGAGGCGATCCGGAGCGGTGGCAACGCCCTCGTGAGGGCGGCACATCTCGACATCCTGATGGACTGCCGGGAGCGCGGCTGGATCGTGACCACGGACCACTGCCGCCACTTCGCTACCCGGGCCGGATACCGCGCCGTAGGCATGGCCATGGAGGATGACGGCCTGACGCCGGAGAAGGCGAGCGAGCTGACCCCCGACCAGTTGGCGGTACGCGTCCAGGCTGACCAGGTGCACGTGCGTGGTGCCGAGGCCGCTCACGTGCTGCTCTTCGGGGACGAGATGTACGCCGGCCCGAAGGCTGGCGACCGGGCCACGGCCGAGATGATCGAGGACGTGAACAGGGTCATGAACGAGCGTACTGGCTGGGACCGCTGGGGGGACGGCCCGAACGCGCATGAGAAGGTGCGCCCGATCAACGAGGAGATGGCCTCCACTTCCCTCCAGCAGCGCTCGAACCTCTCCATGGGCGAGGTGGAGGTGCGCGTCCAGGCCGAGCGTGCCGAAGAGCGCAAGCTGATCGCGAACATGGTGCGCAGGTTGGACGTTTCCGAGCTGCCGTTTCCTGAGCGCGTCGCCGAGCACATCGCCCTGCTGATCGAGACGGGCGCCTGATGCCGACGTGGGGCGGCAGGCCCGTCACGCACGAGGAGTACGCGATCCTCGCTCGGAAGAACGTCAACCTCCCGCCGCCGGACGCCGTCGAGCTGGCGCACGCCCGTCACGAGGACACCGGGTGCACGCTGTGCATCGACATCCACGAGAGCTACCACCAGCTCGCCACCGAGCGCGACAAGCTGAAGAACCTGCGCGCGCTGTACGCGGTCGAGATCCTTGCGATCACACAGGCGCTGAGCGAATGGGCGCGCCGCGAGAAGCGCGCGGCCGATGGTCTCGACCATGAGCCGCTGCCCAGCGCCGAGAAGCGCCTGGAGGGCGTCGAGAAGGCGCTGAACAGGTTGAGCGTGAAAGGGATGAAGGAATGGAAAAAGTAGAAGTCGGGCAGATTTGGGCGGACAACGACAAGCGCGCCCATGGCCGCGAGCTGGAGGTGATGCACGTGGGTGCGGCACGCGCGATCCTGCGTGACGTGACCACGAAGCGGGAAACGGAGGTCGCCGTGTCGCGGATGCGACCCACCTCCACCGGCTACCGGCTGGTGAAGCACGCGGACGGGAGCGCGGCGTGAAGATCAAGCCTGGACATGTTCGGATCACGATTCCCTGGTCGACCTGGAGCGGCGGCCTGCTACGAAATGGTGGCCTGCTAGCCCCTCCCAGGGTGGCCGTGGATCGGGATCTTAACGAAAAGGGCGCCCATCGCGTCTCGCCGTGGAAAAGATGTTGGCGCGGATGGCGTGCACTGTTCCTTCTGGGGGGCATTTCCTCCGAAGAGGTGGCGTGCACCTGCGCCGGCCTCGACCACCGGGAAAGCTGCCCGGATCACGTGATCCCGTACTGACCGAAGGGGGGAGTGTCACCTAGGCGACACTCCCCCCTTCCCTCTTGACACCTAACAGGTACCTGTTAGACTAAGGGAGTAAGGCAAACGAAGTACCTACCGAGGGAGTCACCATGAACACCACGATCGAGTTCACCGCCACCGCCGTCCAGTTCCTGGCCGAGGGAACGCTGATCGAGCGCGGCGGCGACGTTCTCACCGTCCACTGCGTGGATGACAACTTCGCCTACTCCCGTGATCTCGCGGACTTCAACACCTTCGACCTGTTCGCACGGAACGAGGCGGGGCGGATGTTCAAGTTCACCCTCCCTCGCAACACCATGATCACCCTGGTAGATGAGATCTGACCCTCATCCGGGAGGCCCCCTCCGGGGGGCCTCTTTTTTTGCCCCTTGACACCTAACAGGTACCTGGTAGACTAAGTGAGTAAGCAAGTGAGAGCGAACCGAGGGAGCCGGAAATGATCAAGATGGACCTGAGTCGGAGTACCGCTGCCATCCTGGCGCACGTCGCGCAGCCCACCACCGAGACCCTCGCCGCCATCCGGCGTATTCACGAGGCGCGCTACGCCAACGGCTTCAACGCCATCCAGCGCGCGGGCCTGATCGAGCCCCTGGACAACGCCCTCGGGTGGCGCGCGACGGACACGGGGAAGGCCGCACTGGCGGAGTGGACCGCGAGCGCGGCGGCTGGTCAGCGATGAGCACCGCCGCCCGCACCGCCCTGATGAACATCGGCACGATGCGTCAGGGCTCCACCTGCGGACCGGCCACGCCGCGCGAGGTGATCGCGGAGTTGAAGTCGCTCGGGTACCTCGGCGCCGGCGGCGGCCTTACCCGCAAGGGTTCCATCCAGCGTCAGCGCATCGCTGACCAGCAGTTTGAGGAGATGTTCGCGTGAAGATCACGAGGGTGAAGAACGCCACCATGACGGTGGCCCGCTACCGCGCCACCATTGCCAAACTCCAGGCCGCCTACGACGCTCTGGAGTCGGCAACCGAGACTGCCGAGTACTTCGACGGTCAGGTGATCTGGGCGGCGCGCGCCGCGTTGCGCAAGGCCGCTGACGTGCTCCGAGTCCAGGTCTGCGACCGGTGCAACCCGCACGGCAACTACACCGCGCCGGAAGACCCGTACACCGCGTACTCCTGCGGACACCCGGGCGTTCCCTACCTGGCAGTCAGGAGCACCAAGGCATGAAGACCAACAAGACGTGCCCCGACGAGTGCCCCACCTGCGGCTGTGACCTGCGGTACCAGGGGTACCCGGAGCACCACCAGGATGACCGGGACGGTAGCGAGTGCTCATGGATCTGGAGCCCGGCCGAGGAGATGGGGCGGGACGAGATCTACAGGGTGGCCGAGGAGATCGCCGACGGCTGGTACGCGGAGGGGCGCGTCGACTGGCAGGACTTCATCGACCGGCTGGAGAAGTACACCGACGTCGACTTCGGCTGCGACATGGGAAGCCCCTTGATCAAGGGCGTGAAGGCGCACATCAGGGCATACCGGAAGCTGTAGGGAGAAGTCATGATCATCAAGGTGAAGGCGCTCGGCGTCACGCACGAGGTGGACGTCGAGCGCTGGGCGACCACGTTCGGCACCGAGGCCACGGTCAGCGCAGTGCGCGCGGACGTGCTGGCGTACTTCCGCAACGTGCTGGCCACGCTCGGAGTGTGGGACGAAGTCGCACCGCAGAAAGAGATTTCCCCGTAGGGGTTGTGGGACCTAACAGGTACCTGGTAGGCTCTCACTATAAGCAAGAGGAAAGCTACCGAGGAGATCGAAATGGGATTCTACGTCATCGCCCCGCGCGGAACGGTTGTCAGCGGGCCGCACCCCGGATTCCTGGCTGCGGAGACCCGGCGCGATAACCACTTCGCCGACCCCCACTTCCAGCTCATGGTAATCGTCTGGTCCCCCAGCTTCGAGCGCGCTCAGGACCGCGCCCGGTACATGTACGGCTACTAGGCTTCGTCGGAACCGGGGCGCCCTCGGGCGCCCCTTCCGCTTGACACCTACTAGGTATCTGTTAGACTGACTACACACCCAGACGAAGTGAGCGGGACCGGGTGACCCGCGAAGATCGAGAGGAGATGGCCATGGACGAGTTCGAGGAGTTCCTGAACTCCCTGCCGGGCAAGCTGTCCGACAAGAAGCGTGACGCGATCCTGGACTACGTCGAGAAGATGGTCATGGTCAACGTGAAGGTGGTCGAGGTTGACCACTCTTGGGTGGTCACGGAGACCGTCGAGGCGTACGGGTTGACCCTGGAGCTGGACGCGCACGGCGACGCCGTAACCGTCGAGTTCCCGCGCTCGGCGCAGGTCATCGAGGAGTGGAAGGCGTGAGCGCCCTCCTCAAGCCCCGCGACTACCAGGAAGCTGCCATCGATGCGCTCATGCGCGACTGGGAGGGTGGCGCCTCGCGCCTCGCCGCCGTGCTGCCGACCGGCGCCGGTAAGACGGTGGTGTTCTCGCACCTGTCCAGCCGGTACGTGACCGCGAACGGCGGCAAGCGGGTGCTGATTCTCGCGCACACCGACGAGCTGGTGACGCAGGCCGCGAAGAAGCTGCACGCCGTGGCGCCCCACCTCAAGGTGGGCATCGTCAAGGCCGCGCGCAACGAGGTCACCGCGACCGTGATCGTGGCGTCCGTCCAGTCCCTGCGCAACGCCGCGCGCCGCTCGATGATCCGGAATGTGGGTCTCGTGATCGTGGACGAGTGCCACCACGCGACCGCGAAGACGTACCGCGACATCCTGGGGCACTACGGATGCATGGGGCGCCGCTGTTCTACCTGTGGGGGTAAGGGTGCGGGCGCATGGTCCGGCGAATCCTGCTCCGACTGCCTCGGTACCGGCCTCAATCGGGGTACCGAGCGCACCACGCGCACCGCCGGCTTCACCGCCACGCTGGTGCGCGGGGACAAGGGCAAGCTGTCCGACATCTGGGAGAAGGTGTCGTACAAGAAAGACATATCGTTCATGATCCGGCGCGGCTACCTGCTGGAACCCCGAGGCAAGCGGATCGAGATCGCGGATTTCGACCTCGCGGCCGTGAAGAAGACCGCCGGGGACTACCAGGCCGGCGCACTCGAAGAGGCACTTGAGGCATCGCTGGCGCCAGAGATCGTGGCGAAGGCGTACGTCGAGCACGCCGCCGAGCGCCCCGGCATCCTCTTCGCGCCCACCGTCGACTCCGCGTACGGCTTCGCGGCGGCGCTCGGCGCGCAGGGCATCACCGCCGAGGTGGTGCACGGCGCCCTCGCGCAGGAGGAGCGGCGCGCGATCCTCGGCCGGCTGGAGTCCGGCGAGACGCAGGTGATCAGCAACTGCATGGTGCTCACGGAGGGCTTCGACAGTCCGAAGGTCTCGTGCATCGTGATCGCGCGCCCCACCCGCTCGGCCGGGCTGTACCAGCAGATGGTGGGTCGGGGCCTGCGTCCCGATCCCGCGCAGTCGCGCGAGGGTCAGGACTGCCTGATTCTCGACGTGGTCGGCGCCAGCGCGGTGCATGGGCTGGCCTCGCTGGTGGACCTCTCCGACCGCGAGATTCGCCTCCAGGACGGGCAGGGCCTGATCGAGGCGGAGGACGCCTTCGACCTCGGCGCGCTGGACGAGGGTTTCGCGGACGAGGGCGGCCGCGTCAAGCTGACCCACTTCGGCCCCACCGTAGTGGTGGACTTCGACCCGCTCGCCACCGCGTCCAGTCGGCTGTGGTTGAAGACGGCCGGCGGCACGTACTTCCTGAGCGCGGGAACCGGCGCCGGGTCGGTGTACGTGTTCGTGGTGCCGGCGACCGGCCCCGAGGCTGACCCCGGCACCTATGACGTGGTGTGGTGCTGCAAATCGGCCTACGACGCCCGCGACGGCAAGCGGGGCGACGTCAGCGAGCACCGGGGACTCCCGCTCGACCTCGCGTTCACGTGGGGCGAGGATCTCGCCAGCGACATGGGCGGACTCAACGCCGCGATGACGCTGGACAAGGCGAAGGGGTGGCGCAGGACGGCCCCCAGCGAGAAGCAGCTCGACCTGTGCCGCTCGCGCGGCATCGCGGTACCTGAGGGCGCCAGCAAGGGCGACGTGTCCGCCCTGATCGACGGCCAGATGGCCAGCAAGAGGATTGACCCCATCGCGGCGTACTTCGCCACCCAGAGCATCGGAGCGACAGCATGACGGACCCCTTCGGCCAGCCCGGCGGCGCGGCGAGCGCTCGCGCCCCCCAGGTGCGTAACGGCCGGTACCGCCTCCTCGGGGTGGAGACCGGGAAAATGGAGACCTGGAGCCGGGTAACCACGTTCGCGAAGGCCATCGAGGACATGAGCGGTCTTCACAAGTGGGATCAGCGGCTGATCGTGAAGGGCCTCGGGATGCGCAGCGACCTGCACGCGCTCGCGGTGGCCACGCCCCTGGAGGACAAGGCCGCCCTCCAGGACGTCGCCTGGAAGGCGAAGGAGGCAGCCGGGGGCACCGAAGGTGCGAACCGGGGCACCGCGATGCACGCGCTCACCGAGAAGGCGGATCGCGGCGACGTGGTCGAGGCGCCGGCCGAGTGGCTCGCGGACGTCGAGGGGTACCAGAAGGCCCTGACCGCCGGTGCGCTCGTGGTCGACACCCGGTACATCGAGCGCTTCGTGGCGATCCCGCGCTACAACCTGTGCGGGAAGTTCGACCGGCTCTACGCCACGGCCACGTCGGCCGACCACTACATCGGGGACGTGAAGACCGCCAAGGACATGTCCTACTCGTGGGGGTCGGTCTCCATCCAGCTCGCGCTCTACGCGAACGCCACCCACTACTGGGACGACGACGCGGACGACTGGATCGAGATGCCGAAGACCCTGGTCAGGGATACCGGGATCGTCGCGCACGTGCCGATCGGAGTCGGCCGCACCGACCTCTACCAGGTGGACCTGACGGCCGGCTGGGAGGCGGCCGAACTGTGCGCCAAGGTCCGCGCGTGGCGGTCCCGGCGCGACCTGTCGCTGCCGATGGGTACCGCGCCGCACTGGGGCGGCAGCGACTACGCGAGCCGGATTCGCTCGGCCACGTGCCGCGCGGACCTGACGGCGGTGTGGCAGGACGCGAACGCGCGGGGGCTGTGGACCGAGGCGCTGGAGGCGCTCGGAAAGCAGGTCGCGGCGGGGTTGCGTAGCTAGTAGGTAGGTGTTAGGCTCGAAGCGCAAGGCAGATCGAGGTTCTGAGCTTCGCGCTCTAGACTCGGTCGCCGAGCGGCAGTCCTGGATAGGCAGTTGTCGACCGGTGAGCGCTCACCGGCCACCGTGGTTCGAGTCCACGGCAGGATGCGAGTCGAGCGAAGGCGCTACGTGACGGGCACCGGAATAGACCCCGGGACAACGCGTAGGCCGGATGCAGATTCGGTTCACCGACTACGGTGCGTGTGGCGCACGTAAGCGCTGGAGTGCGGTAGCTCAACGGATTAGCGTTGGCCCACAAAGCCAGAGATGCGGGTTCGAATCCCGTCCGCGCACGCAGCTCCCCTCACAGGGTCTGTTTGCCCCGCAGGCAAGGTGCGCACTTCGCGACAACGGAGTGCGCACCATCAGAAAACAGTCAACAGGATGGGAAATCCGACATGACGAATCTCGACCCGTTCGCGCAGGCCGACGGCAGCCCCAGCGTCAACCCCACCGATCCGTTCGGCCAGCCGTCCGGCGGCGGCGGCGACTTCCCGAAGCCGGCCGAGTTGAACGGCTGCCTGCTCCTCCTCACGCCCGTTAAATTCGAGCAGGTGCAGGCGTACCAGCAGGCTCCGGGCGTGATGGCCACCCGGCTATCCGCCGACACGGTGGTGCTCACCGGGCTGCGGGCCGGCGAGTCCTTCGACTCGATGTACTGGTCGCAGAAGCCGATCGTGGCCGCCGCCGAGAAGGCCGTACGGGACAAGATTCCCGCGATCCTCGGTACCCTGCGCCGGGTGCCGATCGGTGCGGACGCCAAGAGCGGGAAGTACCCGACCACGGAGGCGCTGGAGGCCGCGCTCGACGCGTGGCGTCCGGGTAGCGCCCCGATTCAGTTCGCGTGGGTGCTGGAGAAGTTCGCGCCCGAGGACGCGCAGATCGCACGGGACTACCTCGCCAGCAAGCAGCCGGTGAGCCCGTTCGGCGCGTAGCTCGACCAGAAGCCCGGCCCCGCTAGAGACGGGGCCGGGCTTCTCCGTGTCCCGATCACTCCACGTGACGGTTGACGAATTCGTGCTACGTCAGTTACCATGATCGCTATGGACGAACCCGAGAAGAAGAAGCGCACCGAGAAGGCCACGGCCACCCGGATGCGACAGCGCGAGGAGAGGTACGCGGATCTGCTGGTCGCGCGCGGGTGGATCGTGCGCTCGCCGGAGGGGGAGCGCTGGGATCTGGTTCGAGGCGTGGCGCATCAGGTCAGCGCTATCCAGCTCGACCAGCACTAGAACGCCAAGTAGGCCCCAGGATGCAGCCCGGGGCCTATCGTGGAAAACGAAATGTCAACCGAGATGGGACCTCTAATGACGAATCAGACTGTACCACTCACCGCACCCGAGGTGATCCGCGAGGCCGCCAAGCTGATCGGCGAGCACGGCTGGCTGGCCAGCGCGTCCACCGGCAAGGCCCCTCAGATCGGCCCGTGCGGGCTGAACCTTACGCAGGCGGTGTGTTGGGCCGTCCACAAGCAGCCGTGCCGTGCGATCGACCTCAGCGAGCTGGAGAGCGTCCACGTCGCCGAGGTGCTCGACCACCTGGAGGAAGGGCTGGACATGTCGATCATCTCCTACGAGCGCCGGCACGCCACCGACACGCCGCGCGTGGTCGGTCAGGAACTGCGCGCCATCGCGTGGGCGCTCGGCGCGATCCTCGATCCGCCGGACTGGACGTGAGCGGGGACCCGCTCGACCCGACAACCGAGGTGCTCGGCGACGCCGAGCTGACTATCTTCGGCGAGACCTACCCGTTCTTCGTGGTCAGCCCCGTTCCGCCGCTGCCGCTTCCCCGGCGCACGCCGGGCGCAACGCTGCTCGCCCCACCGGCTCCGCGCCCGCGTCGGCCATGGCTGGATGTCAGGAATCAGCAGGTCGAGAACGGTTGACGTATGCGCTATCCGTGATACGTTGGATGGACGGGGAGAGCAAGGGCGCGGCGGCGTTGCCGACGAAGCTCCGACGCCGGACCGCTGCCGCTCTCCCCGCACACCAGCTTCACTCTCGGAGGTAACGATGATGACTGCCCGCGCCATCGCCAGCGCGCTGCACGTCTTGGCGGATGAGTACATCCTCGGGGACCGACTCCCGGGCAGCATGATTTGGTACTTCCCGGAAGACGACCTGATCCACCGCGCCGCACCCGTCGTCCCGCGCGCGATGCACGACGCGCTGTGCGGCGACGCGCCGGCCACCATCCTGCACGACGAGCGCGCCGAGGTCGTCATCTGCGACCGGTGCAAGCTCTCGGTCGAGCACGGAGCCGGATGATGGCGAAGACCGCAAACCTGACGCGCCCGAGCTTGCGCCCGCGCGACAGCGACGCTGATCGGCTGGAGACGTGGCGCGCCGACGCGCGATGTCGAGGTCTCGACCCGGAGCTGTTCTTCCCGGTCGGGCGCGGCATCCACGCTCGCGACCGTACCGCCGCCGCGAAGAGCATCTGTGCGCAGTGCCCCGTTCGGCGCGAGTGCCTCGCATGGGCGCTCGGCAGTCCCGTCATCATCTGGGGCGTCTGGGGAGGAACCGACGAGGATGAGCGTGCCGCGCTCATTCTCACCACGAAGCCGACTATCCGTCGGCACCACCAGGAGGACAAATGATCACCCTCTCTACCAGAGAGCTGCTCGGCATGCTCGGCGACGCGCTGCCGTTCGTCGCCACCGACAAGGACGACGTGGCGCACACCTGCGTGCGCGTCGAGTGGCTGCCCGTGCAGGAGCGCCTGTTCGTCTCGGCGACCAGCCGTTCGATGGCCGCGCGCACCTGGTGGGATATGGACACCGAAGACTCTGACGAGCTGGACTACGGCGTCGAACATGACCAGGTCGGGTTCAGCCTGCGCCTTCCGGTGGCGCAGGTGAAGGGCATCGTGAGCACGTTCAAGCTCTCCCCCGACAAGCTGGCCTACGCCCCGCTCACGCTGGACGTGATCCCGAACGTCCTCAGCAACTCCTACCGGTTGAAGATCGAGCGGCCGCCCGCACTGGATCTCTGGCCCGCGTTGAAGCTCTACGTCACCGGGTCGGGTACGCCGATCGTGGAGGCGGGAGATCCGGCCGAGGTCGACATCCACGCGGTGATCGACAGTCTGATGGGGGTAGCTAGCGTCTCGCCGTCCAGCTACTCGTTCTCCCCGAAGGTGCTCGCGGCCTTCGGCAAGGTGGAGCGCCACGGCGTGATGCAGATGAGCACGGCGAGCGTGGCCGACGGCGCCCCGGCGCTCTTCATGGCCGGCGGCCGCTTCCAGGGCATGGCCTACCAGGCGCGTCTCGGTGGCGCACGGTGAGGGGACCGAAGCACTACCGGCGCGCGGTCACCGCGTAGCGTCGCCAGCTCGAAGGAAGGGACCCCCGGGAAGTACTTTCCGGGGGTCCCTTCACGTGCGCCCTGTCCGTGCGTGTCCGTACCGTACCACCGGTCCACCCCAGTCCACCGCGCGCGCATCGCCCTCCAGGAATCGGCGCGCGGTCCGGCCGCCGCCGTGTCCGACGAGAGAGGCGCCGTCGGGGTGGTTCACCAGGGACGGCCACGGGAACCATGCCTCCAGCTTGCGGTGATGCGCCCACCGGCCTACGCGGAGATCGTCGGGGATGCCACGCTGCCGGTCACCCCAGATCAGCAGCTCGGGGATCAGGTGCGTGGGAACGAGCAGCGCGACGCCCCAGGACACCATGGGACCGACCAGCCAGCTCGCCCCCTCCTCGTCGCCCCGGCGCGCCAGCTCGTGCCACACCCCTGGCACCGGGCGCCCGGTGCCGACGTACAGGCTGACCACCGAGGGGCACGGTACGTGTGCGAGCGCGCCGGGGAGCGCGGCGAGCAGGCCCGGCGCCGGTACCGCGTCATCCTGAAGGAGAAGGTGCCAGGCGGCCGCCGGATCGTAGAGGCGCCACGCCTCGCGCGCGGTGCGCCACAGGCGCTCGGGGTCGCGGGACGGCGGTCCTTCAGCGTCCCACGCGACCGGTACCGGTCCCACCTGATCGCGGAGAGCCGCCACCTGAGCGCGCCGGTCCGGGTGCGCCATGATGCTCACCGAGATCCGCATCAGCGGAGCGCCTCGATGATCGCGGCCTTTGTCCGGCGCCCCATGCCGAGCACGACGCTCTGCTCCAGCGCGAGCGCGCGAAGCTGGAGAACGGTCATGTCCTCCAGTGCAGGCTCGACCCGACGCGCGAGCACCTCGGATACCGGTTCGGTCCGGCGCACCTCGGCGACCGGACCGAGCGCCCGGAAGAAGCGACCGCGCGCGGCGCGCCGACGCCGGCTCACGGGATCACCGCGAATTCGGAGCTGTAGCCGACCCGGGAAATCTTGATCCCGGTGCGGATCGCGGTATTGAGCTGCCCGAAGAGGGTCATCGTGCCGGTGCCGGCGGTCTGCTTCAGGCTGGCGAAGTAGTTCACGTTCTCGTTCAGCGTGGCCGCCACATCCGTCCAGGTGGAGAGCAGCTCGCCATTCAGGGACGGCGGCGCGAAGAGGGGGATCTCCGCGATGATGGTCCCAGTCAACGCCGTGTCGCGCCGGATGAAGAAACTGTAGTTCGCCACCAGGACGGTCTGGTTCACCACCAATCGGACATCGAATCCGTACAGACCCCCGTTGACCTGCGGAATGTTCGACAGCGCCAGCCGGGGGATGTTCAGCTCGGTGGTGCCCGAGGTGGTGTACAGCGCGCCGGTCGCGCTGATCTCCACGCTCTTCAACGTCTTCTGCGTGGCGTCGTTGAGCGCGCCAGCTTTCAGGCGCTGGCCGGCGAGGAAGGGACCCGGTAGAGACATGCTCTCTCCTATCTGGCCAGCACGGGCGCGTACCATAGCTCGACGCCGGAGCCGACGGGATGCGCGCGCGCGGCGCCGTTGATGTTACGGGTCACGGTGAACGCCTGCGTAGGACCGGTGATGCCGGTCAGCACGTACAGCCGGCCGTGGTTGTCGTTCACTCCACCCGGGGGGAAGGTCACGGACTGGATGCCGGCGACGCTGACCCGGCGCGCCCAGATGCGCGTACGCGATGTGCTGGAGCTGGCGAGCATGGAGTCCGCGACCGGCATCCAGTCACCGCCCGGCCCGTTCATGTTGCTGCCGGGGTCCTGATCCCATCCGTTGATCGCGAGCAGCCACGCGCCGAGCGGCGCCGAGTTCACCGTTCGCAGGTTGAGCGAGAAGCCGGGCGAGTACCCGCTGACCACCTCGGCGACGCCGGGCGAACCGGTGCCGGCGTGCACGGCGACGGAGACGGCGGACCACGGCTTCGAGGAGGAGAACGTGGCGGTCCGGGTACCGGTCGCCCCACTCGCACCCAGCGTCTGCTTGGCCTCCTCCATCGAGGAGAAGAACCCGTCGGTCCGGCTCCCGATGGTCATGCCGCCCGGGAGGGTGTACGTGCCGGCGGCCACGGCCGATGTCCAGGCGCACAGCAACAGGTCGCCCGAGGCCGGCGCGACCACCGACGGCGCCACGAAGCTGACCGAGGCGACGGTGGACTGCGCCCCGGCGCCGGTCGTGGCCGCGCCGCCGGCCGCCGGGGCGATGTCGGTCACCGTGAGCTGTTCGCCGCCGATGCGGATATCGAACGGCGTCTCCGCGTTGTCGTCGGTCCACAGCGGGCCGGCGGTGACCACGACGGACAGCGCGGTGGCCACGTCGGTGATCGCGGCTGCCAGCTCGGAACCGTCGGTCTCCAGCCGGAGCAGGTAGGCGTCCGGCACGCCGACATCCGGCAGCATCGCGACACCCCACACGCTCGCGGGGGAGCAGTTCATCGTCGCGTCCCACGTGGTGGGGCTGACCGGTTCCGTCTCGCCCTCCACGATCACCTGGACCCCGGCGCGCGGATGCTGGGGAGGGAGGTTGACGACGTCCACCCGGGAGCCTTGATCCACCGTTAGCCACGAGTCGATGATCTCCGGCGCGACCGCCAGGTTCGTGCTGAGCTGGGGATAGCGCATCCCGGGCACGGTCCCCAGGTGGAGTAGCCACGCGGCCGCGTCCGCCACGTCGCTGTCTGAGTAGAGGTTCAAGGTGGGCGTCTGGGGGTACCGTCCGCGCCGCTCGATGCTGTCCGGGTCGGTGACGCGGAACGAGCTGCCCCCACGCCTGCTTACGGTGATGTCGTTCCGAACCCGCTGATCGTCCAGCACGGGCGCGAAGGGGTTCTGATTCTGGTTCTTCAACGCGTCCAGGGTCATCGCGGCCGGTTGGTTGTACATGCTCTCCCGGGTGCGGTACACCAGGCCGACCGCGTCCCGACGTTCGTACAGAACGCCGCCGTCCGCGTTTTCGGCGTCGTCCAGCAAGGTGAGCAACGTGGCGGACTGCTGTACCCCCATCAGCTCTGTGGTGTTCGGGTCCCCGATGACGCGGAAGGAGATGTTCTGGTCGGAGGTGAGCCGGTTCATGCGCTGCGCGGCCGTCTCGCCCACGTTGCCGTTCGCGGCCTGGTCGAGCGGGAAGGCGCTCGGGATGCCGGCGAAGACGCCCACCTCTCCCATCGCGATGCCTCCCAGCTCGGCGCCGGGCGGCACCCCGATACCGGTCGGGCTACCCACTGCCCCGGCGACGGAATTGCTGAGAATGAACGTAGGCCCTACCGGGTAAGATACGGGACAATAGCTCATATTCCATTCCACGGTGGTCAGGTTCTGGAGCACCTGGAGACTCAGGTGTGCCCAGCCGCCGAGTAACTCCGGGGAGGCACTGCTAGCGGTGGTTACGACCGTACCCAGCGTGCCGCGCCCGGAGACCGTGAGGACGTTGCCGGTCATGCTCACCACCCAGAGCACCACGGTAGAGCCCGGGGAGCCGGTCACGGTCAGGATGGTGGTCGCGCCGACCGGCCCCGGCGACGGGATGTTGACGAACCAGTCGACCTCCCATTCCCCGCTGAATGTGCCGCTGACCGGGCCAGCCAGTTGGGTCGTGTTATCCAGCGTGGGGAGCGCCCTGGACCCCGGCAGGGAGGTATCGTTCGCCAGCTCGACCGCGCCGCCGATGGTCATCGGCGCGCCGTCTGGGAGCGCGCTGGCGAACTGCGTGGAGCCGGAAGGGTCGTCCATCGGCCAGTACGCCTGGAGTGCGCCGGAGAAGCTGGACTGAAATGCCAGCGTGAGGGGCGACGCTAGCGGGGTGGCGCCCTGCCCGAGTCGTCGCAGAATCCCCGCGATGGACAGGTCGACCCGGGCCTCCCCGTCGCCGAGACCGCCATCCTGCTGCACGGAGAGATCCCCATACGGCCACGTCGGCGCCCACTCATCCACGGTGCCGACGATGCGGAACCACCGGTCGGTCAGCTCGGCCGGACTGTCGATGACCCACGCGAGCCCCACCGAGTCTACGAACGCGGTCAGGTCCGAGGTCTGCGCCTGGAAGTTCGCGTCTGCGATGACCGTCCCGCCGATTCCGTTGCGAAGCTGGAGGCGGTAGACGTCCGCGTCGGTAGTGATCGCGGCAGACGCCAAGCTGGCGTCGATCGCGCCGACGCTCAGCGGCGCGGTGGCGTTGAAGATCGAGGTGACCCCGACCCCGACGAAGGTCGCGCCGAGCTGTGTAAAGGTTCCGGTTACCGAGTCGGAGGAGTAGAACTTGACCTCGTGGCCGCCGGCCCCGTTGTTCACGTCGAGCGTGATGCGCAGGGTGGCCCGCGCCGCCGAGGGAAGCGCGGGGATCGAGCTGGTGACGGCCCCGGCGTCGGTGGTGCCGTCGGCCGACCAGTACAGCGTCACGAGCCGGTCGGCCCGGACGTCCACTCGCCAGGAGTAGGTACCTCCCGCGTTCTCGCGCCCCATCAGGCGCGTGTCGGCTCCGGAGGGGTCGGTCGTCTTGAAGTTCAGGTCGATCCGGATGTCGAGGTCGGCCGTCAGATTCAGCGATGCGATCGAGTCCACGTGGGCGTTCGATCCGGGTACCGGCCTCAGGTACAGCCGGGGGGTGGGTGCCTCCAGCCACCAGCGCGCCGGGGTGCCCAGCTCCACGTTCGGGTACTGGTCGCTGAGCGGGTTGTCCGGCGTGTAGTCGCCGGCCGGGTTGTCCAGCTCGACGGTGGCCGCCGTCGGCGCCACGTCACTGGATTCGTCCTGTCGCCCGCGCGAAACAGAAACCGTCTGCTTCATGAAGTCGGAGTGACCGCCGGCCGGCGTGACGTTCGTCCACGGCCACGCGTTCTGATACCCGTTGATGTCGGCGCCGAACGCGATCTCCAGGCCGGTCCCGATCGCGCCGTCGGGGAACGGGACGTCAGGGGGCGTGAGGAAGTTCGCGTTCGACACGGCCGTGGTCTTGGCCGTGGCCAGCGAGAGGAAGCAGAAGGTCCGGACGCGGACGTACAGCGCCGTGATCGCGATGGTGGGCACCACCGACGCGCGGACCGTCCACGTGTGGTGGTTCGGGCTCGACTCGTAGTACACCCGGCCGGCGGTCTGCCGGATGCGCCACCAGCGCATCGCGACCGGGTCGTAGACCGGGAAGGCGAGTCCCGTACCGACGCCGGCCACGAACTGGTACAACCCCACCAGGCCGTTGCTGACCACGACCAGCAGGGAATTGTCGATGTTCGCCGGGTTCTGCGTCAGGATGATGGGGTACATCTCCAGGCCGTTGGCCTGCACTCCGGCGTCGATCAGTTCGATATGGAAGTGGGACCCGGTGAGGTTATACGCGACGTTCGACCTGATCGAGGCGTCCCCGGTGGCGCCGGCCTGGACGATGAAGCGGTACTGGCCGCCGGCCTGCTGCCCGCTGTTGCCAGCCGTGTTGACGGCGGTCCACAGCGTCGTGTCCAGTGTCGGACCCCGGAAGCTGTCCACCAGCGCGCCGAGCAATGCCACGATGACCCCCTACGGTCCGACCACGAGGACGTTCTCCCCGGCGCGCTCCCTGATGACGAAGCTGACCAGGACCGACGAGCCACCCCCGGAGCGTAGCCGCTGCTGCTGGGTAAGCTGCGAGACGCGTACCGGATAGACGTTCAGGGGCGCCGTCAGATGGTCGAGGTACGGGCCGGACGGCAGGATGGCGATATACCCCTCCTCGCCGCGAATCCACAGCGTGCGGATGTCGTCCCCGTCCCGGGCGGCGGCGAACATCAACCGCGAGTCCGCGATCTTCTGCTCCCCCATCCGCTGCTCCTCGAACGGTCCCCAAATTCCGTCGCGGATGACGTTGGTCTCGATCTCCCACCCGATGATGTCGGTCAGGTCGTACTGAACCTGGAGATCCACGCCGGTCGCGATCTCCACGTCGGTGGGTGCCTGGACGTCGGTGACCGCAGGCACCCAGAGCACCTGAACGTGCAGGTCGTAGGCGTACGGGCCGGTGAGATCGCACGGTGCCGTCACTGGACGCCCCCCAGATTCTTGCCGAGCACCTTCTGTACGTCTCCGCCCTGGAGGCGCACGGCCTTGCTGATCACCTCGATGAGCAGCGCACCCATCTTCGAGCCGTCCGCCACCAGCGTGAGGGTCTTCGCGTCGCCCTTCGGCTGGTTTGGCCAGACCCGCAACCCTCCCGGCTGCTGACCGGCCGCCGCGCCGTCGCCGCCCTGCACCGCGCCGCCG